CACCCAATGGACTCATCTGTCCTGATTGATTAACTCTAGTAAAGTGTTTTTTGTATGTCATAATGAAGGTCTATTCAGTATTTAGTTAAACTTTTGAATACTGCAATAATTCACTTTGTATACTATTGCTATCAGACTGGGCGTCAATCAAGGTATCCATTTTAGCAACAAATTCTCTCATTAAGTCAACTAGTTCGCTATTATCAACTGGGGCGGCATTGCTACCAAACATATCCCCTGCAGGAGTATTAGCTAGCTTATCTAATATTGAATCTTTAGTTAGTCGTTTAATAAGTTCATTACCGTGTAACGTAGCTGAGTATCCAGATTCTGGCCCTTCTGCAATACCTTCTAGGCTAGCACTAACTTTGCCACTATCTCTTAATAAACTAACAACAGTTGGTGCCCTATTACCTACTTGCCCGTACCATTTACTTTGTTCTAAGTTTTGTGCGGCACCTTTAGTGTCACCTTCTTCAAGTTGCTTCTTAAGCTTAGGCCATTTACTAATCCAACTTGGGCCCATATTGAATGTCAAATCTGTTAATGCTCCTTGACCTCTACCATCTAGTTTACCAAATCCAGGAATATTCATAGCGGCACTTCTATGGTGAGCATAGTCTTTTTCAAACATTGCCATCACTTCTTCATCACTAAACTCTCTGTTCATTTCAGGTGGTAATGATTTACCATCACCAATCAAGTGGCCTACACCAACAGTCCATAATCCTAAACTATCCTGGTAAGGTCTATTTCTCTTACCTTCGTGTTTAATAATCATTGCTTTGATTTCTTCGTCACTCATACCAGCACTACTAACTTTAACTTTTGGTGGGGGCATACCTTTCATATCGTCTGAACTAGCGCCGGTTGCTTTACTAGAAGCGTCTACTCCTCCACCATCTGTTCCACCACTAGTTAGTACTCCCATATTTTGATACAAACCCATACCTGCACCAACTAAGCCACCTACAACCGCTCCGGCTGCTGTTCCTAAACCAGGCACTACACTACCTACCATTGCTCCCATACCTGCATAACTTGCGGCTTGACTTGCAATATCTAATCCAGCACCGGTTTTTGCGTGACCTTCACTCTTAGCATAGTCAGCACCCATACCTAATGCGGCGCCACCTAATGCGGCTGCACCACCTTTTAATAATCCTCCGCCAATCCGTTTCATTGCGCCACCTTTACTAGGGGCACCTTTACCAGGACCAACATCTCCGGTTCCACTGACAGATTCTATAGCTTTTCCTACAGTTGCTTTTGCGGCCATTGCACCTAATGCAACTGCGGCTACCCCGGCTGCGGCAGTTAAGGCTGCGGCAGCGGCTGTAGTAGCATTGAATCCTTGCATCAATGGATTTACTGAAGCTACTAAATCATCTAAACCAATCTTAGCCTTACGCTCAAGTTCAGTTAGTTCATTACGTGCTATTTGTGCCGCATCTTGGGCCGCAACACCTTTATTTAAAGAATTTTCTTGTATCTTATTTCTTGATTCGGCTGCGGCTGCAACTTCACTCTCTACACCTTCACGTTTATTAATGTAGTCTAATGCTTTTTCATCTAAACCAGTTGCCTTTTTGAAGTCCTCACTTAAAGCCAATGACGCTTGATTACCATCAGTCATTGTTTCTGCGGCTTTTTTGTAAGCATCATTAAATTGACCAGATTGATATGTGTTTTCTTTGGCTGCTTGAATCTGCTTCTCTATATCAACTCCAAGAACTGCAAACTGTGAACTTGCAGGAGTAATAGCTCCTGTTAAATATTGTAACTGAACTGCCGCTGTTTTAGTAGGATCACCTAACTTAGTAACGTCATTTATAAGTTTGTTAGCACCTTCTTTTTCAGCCTCAATGCGGGCCATTTCTTCTTTGTTACCAGACTCTTGTGCCGCTTTGAGTTGTTTAGCCCATTTGTTTTCTTGTAATTTCCATTCATAAGTAGCACGTGCTACTTCCATATCCTTCTTGGATTCTTCAATACTCTTACCGGTTATAGAACTTAGTTCATATAAGTTTTTAGTATAATCTAATGAAGCTTTTTGTAATCCTGCACTAGTTTTTAGTTGACCGCTTAGTACACCACCGGAACGTTCCATCATTCCAATATAGTCAGCTTGTGCTTGTATACGTTCTTGGTCATTCAAACCTAAACGTTGAAACTCCATTCTAGTTGTTTTGGTGACAGCAATCATTTCACCAAATACTTTTACTCCATCAGCAGATGTAGCCCCCAAGCGTGTTAATCCACCGCTCATAGAACTCATTGGCTTTATCATCTTATCTAATTGGTCTGATGCTAAGCCTGCATCTATACCCATTTTACGTATACCTTCAGCAGTAAATGAGTTCATTGCACCCATTTTACTAATTGCGTCAGTAGCTTTTAGTGTGTCATCTGCTTGCTTCAATGCCATCTCGGCAGCTTTAGTAACACCTTTTACTAGTGCGCCGGCTGCTAGCCCAAGTGGACCAAAGTTTTTGCCCCAAGCTAGTGCGGCACTGCCGGCACTACTCAATGCGTTATTGTATTTTGCAAATTCTCCGGTACCATTTAATAAGGCACTGGCAAAACTATCAAGTGCTTGAGTACTTTTACTCATAGCTTCATTCAAGTTAGCTTGCCTTCTTTGCATCTCAGTTTTAGCAAAAGCATCTGCTTGTTGACGTTCAGTACCTTCTTTAAGAGATTTGTTATATTTGTCTAATCCGTCTTTGACTGTAGTGGTTCCAGCGGCTATTCCACCTACTTGACTTAAACCCTGCATAACGGTTGGCAAAATTCTAGCCATATCGTTCAATGACTCATTTATTTGATTAAGTGCATTTTGATCTAAATTTTCTGCCATGTTTTTTACCCACTAAATATTATGTAGTATTTAGTATTGGGCAAACGCCCGTTTTTAATCAAGGACAACAATGACTATACAAAACAACCCACTAAAGCAATATTTCCGTAGACCTTCAATTTATTTGAAACTACCTAGCGGTGGTAAAATGTATGCACCTGGTGTAGTAAATATTCCAGAATCCGGTGAGCTTCCTGTATACCCGATGACAGCGATTGATGAAATTACTTCAAAGACTCCGGATGCGTTATATAACGGTACTGCAATGTCTGATATTATAAAAAGCTGTATACCTGATATCAAAGATCCGTGGGCCATTAATAGTGTTGATTTAGATGCAGTATTGATTGCAATACGTTCGGCTGCGGATGGTAACGATATGTCTATCACATCTGGATGCCCTAGCTGTAAAGAAATTGCAGAATATGCAGTAAATTTAGTGGGAATTTTAAGTCAATTGAGGGCAGCCGACTATGATAAAGAGTTGACTATAAATGACTTATCTATAAAGTTTAGACCATTAACTTATAAAGAAATAAATGAAGCCGGTACTAGTCAAATGGAAGCCCAACGAATTTTTATAAGTTTAGAAAAAGAAGAAAATGAACAAGTTAGAATGGAAAAAACTCAACAGGCTTTAAAATATATCACTGAAATAACAATGAATATATTATCAAAAACTATTACACATATTAAAACTCCCTCAGCATTTGTAGAAGAAATTGAATATATTTTAGATTTCTTGCATAACTGTGATAAGGACACCTATATTGCTATTAGAGATTATAATACAAATTTAAAAGCACAGGCTGAAATTAAACCATTAAAAATTAAATGTATTCATTGCCAACACGAATATGAACAGCAGTTTACATTGAATACATCCGATTTTTTCGGATGAAGCTTCTACACCTTGACCACGAGGGTGTAAAGAAGCTGATAGATAATATGGAAGAAGAGTGTGCCGGTATTAAGAAAAATGCTCTTAGTATGAGTTGGTATATGAGAGGTGGTGTAACATATGAAGATGTGTTAAATATGTCCTCTGAGGAAAGAGCAGAAATTAAGAAAATTATTGATAGCAATCTGGAAGTTACTAAGAAATCACAGATGCCATTCTTCTAATCAAACCCGTAACTGTTCATTTATCACATCGGGTTATTATATTGTTTCTTTGTAAAGATGAACTTCGTTCATCTAAGAACTCACTTCGTTCGTTCTTATTGTTTACGGTTATCTATTGTTTTTTATTCTAATTTTAATACGGACTATATTGCCGCTTTGAAGCCATGGTAGTGCTAATCAGCACTACCAATGGTAAAGGTTGTTTGCACGCCCGTCATCCAGTGTTATCTATTCCCCACTTAGTCAGCTATTTGATGCTACTAAATGCTACCGGTTGCTCTGTAAAGTATATGGGATTGTAGTTGAATTTACGCACTTTATTGTGTTTCATTCAGCAACGCACATTCTATTGATTCAAGATAAAATATCAATAGACTTGTTGAAGGTTCGCTTTGTCGATTGCCTTCTCGGTATTCCGTGTATATCGCTATACACGCTTACTCCAGATCCGTCAGCACAGCACAATCTGTACAAACTCAAGGAGGTCTCCCAACGGAGACAACAAATTTTTACTATAAATTAGGTATTGATTGTGAGGATGTTGTTATTTGTAACAGTTTGATTTGACGTGGTGTCTATTGAGCCTGAATATGTTTTTAATAATTGACTGTTATGTATAAAGAAACTGTCAAATTCTGTTATTATCCAATCACCATTTTTGGGACTAGTATAATATAAGAAATTGTCAGTAACCCAAGTATGCTTGCTTTCTACGGCAATATATCGACCTTTACGATTGAACTTCATAAAAAGAATATTACAATCGTCAGGATCGGCTACATCCATGAGTTGTTCTAGCCAAGCATCTATTACTTTACATTCCCCTGAAAGTAATAAATGAAATGGAAAATCAGCATAAAACTTACATTCTACATTCATCTTAGTAAAAGTCTGTCCAGGAACAATGTCCCCTTTGAAACTTCTAATCTGACCTTCGTGTAGTATTTGGGTTCTTGACTGATTTTTGCCACCGATGTAAGCACCTGAACCGGGAGCACGAATGAATGATTCACCGTACTTCTCTGAAAGATATTTAGCAATTTCTCGCTCAAAACCGGAACCTTTTGCTTTTTGTGGACTTGGCATACTACTACTTATCGTTAATTTCTCTTGTTATAATTTATTGTTAATTCGTTAAAAATCCAACAGCATAATCCTCAGTAACCAATGAACAATTGCATTTCTGTTCACATTCTACCCAGGCTTTTGATTTATTATCAAAACTGTCAAATAAATGAGACCAAATGTCATCATTCAATACTTCTTCTAAGGATCTGTTGTATAAATTGAGTTTATCTCTGTATACCTGATGAAAACTATCTTCGAATTTTATTGTTTTTCTATCTGTTTGTAAAGATACATATGGGTAACTAACCCAACTGCAAGGATGTATCACACCATCAGCACTTACATATAAACCACGATTACCAATGGTACACATTGGGGTAACCATTTTATAATAAGTGTTTGACATACGTTTGTATAATTTCATATTGTGACTCATATAATCTTCGTTGTGTTGTTCTCTACCTGAAATATTTCTAAAATGTCTTTCATATCTATGTGTCTTGCTAATAAATTCTATTCTAGGTTCAAGTGAATCACTTTCTCCGCCATACGCTTCTCCATACTTACTACCAAATTTAGTACTGTAGGTTAATTGTACCCCATCACATCCCATTTCTTTTGCTTGATTGTGTATATCTTCTAAATGGTCTTGATTAAATGAAAATACAATAGTAGCCCAATATACAAATGCTGAACTTTTCTTGCACATAATATCCATACCTTGCATTATGGAATCCCAATTACTACCTACACGATATAAATTATTAGACGTTTGGTCATATCCATCAATGCTAAAATTCACAGTATCATACTCATTGCTAATACTGGCAAACCGTTCCCACCATTCAGCTTTTCTATAACTACCATTTGTAATTGTAAACACGTGTATCTTTGGATTGTGAGTCTTAATGTATTCTACAATATCTAAATATTGACTAGCATAGATTGGATCACCTACATCACCGCACATTGTAATACGTTTAACCTGTGTCTTTAATAACTCAGGTGGCAATACTTTTTGAAAAAAATCTAATGTTAATTCTTTATTCATCCAAGGCACGGGAGCTGTATCATTTCTGGGACAGCGTGGACATTTGAGTGTACACTTACCACTTACTTCAAAATGCCAATGATATAATTGCCAAGGATATCTTAACTTCATGGTGCAATCTCTATAAACTTAATAGAATTATCAAATAATACTTCTACTAATTGTGTAACAACTTCATCTACTGTTAAGTGCGGGTTTGAGTATATGTCATTAAACCGTTCTTCGTGCCCTTTATATCTACTACGATTGAAATTTGTTTTTGTCAAACCTAATCTAACTTCTAATATGTTTGCTTTAGGATACTCTACTTGAAGCATATTAGTAAATGACTCTAACGCTTTCTTGGTCAAACTATATGCTAAATTGTTTGCATAATATTTTTTGTTATTAGTGCTGGTAACGTTAACAATCTTACAATTTATGTTATTTTTTAATGCTTTCTGTGATAGTAATACGGGTGCAACTAAATTAGTATTAATAATGTTAACAATCTCATTAGTATTATGTTTTGTAAACTCTATCTTACCACCTATATCAGTGCCAGCACAATTAATCAACATATCAACTGTTGGCATAACAAAATTAGAAACTTGTTCTGTGTTGGACAAGTCTAACTCGGATCTAGATAATCCTACAACCGTATAAGATTTAGATAAAGACAACATTAGTCCTTGCCCTACTCCACTAGATGACCCTGTAATTAATATGTTCATTCGATATCAACCGCATTGCTATAACTTGTAAAGCCGTTTTCTTTAACAACTTTCAATACATTAGGCACACGCCCTGCTAGTTCTTCTCTGTGTGATACAAGCCAAATACTTTTCTGTCGTCTACGTGACATATCTTTGAGAATTGCTAAACTGTTCTCAACACCCATTGTGTCAAGACCACTGTCAATCAACTCGTCAATAAACAATGTGTTGATCGGTGAATACAATGATTCCCACACATCACGGAAAGCAAAACTCAAACCAAGAATCAATCGGTTGCGTTCACCACGACTTAAATTATCAAAGTCAAGTTCACGACCCAATTCTGTAATCTCAACCTGCAAGTCATTCTTAAAGATAACCTGATGCGGTAGACCAATCTTATCTAAGTAATGAGTCAATCGTGCGTTTAGATAACTCAAGTTCTGGTCAATAATCTTCTTACGAACAAAACTATCTTTGCTAGTTAACAAATCTAACAAGAATTTTTGATGTTCCATTGTACGTGTCAATCTATTGATAGCTTCAAAGTCAATAGCTTGTAGTGCTTGCGTTTCCATCTCAACTACTTGTTCGCTATATGGATCCGTCTCTTGTGACTTGTTGTCAATCTGATTTAGAATGTTTGCAATCTCACTTGAATGTTTGACTGCTTCTGCTTCTGTATCATAATGAGTAACCGGTTGAGGACCTAACTCAATAGATGTTAACTCGCTGAGTTGTTCTCTAAATGGATTAGATTCTTGTTTCTTATCTTCCCATATTTTCTTCAAGTTAGACACATCACCACTATGACGAATAGCTTCTGCTTCGGTATTATATGTTGGAGTAGGCTTAGGCCCTAATTCAGTAACCAATGACTGATTGATTGACAATTGACTTTCAAGTTCAGCCAACTCAGCACGGGCATTCTCAAGTACTGTAGTCTTTTCTAATGTAACTTCTAAATGTTTATCATCGTGGAAGTCTTGACCACAAGCATAACATTTATGATCCTCAAGTTCTTTAACTTCCCGAACCAATTTGTCAATTAATTTTTTTTCTTTTGCAATACTTTTGGTTAGGGTATCAATTATTGTTGCTATAGATTTTTGTTCAGCGGCATCGTGTAGCCAATCTTTTAAGTCACTCCACGCTTTAAGTTCAGCTTCAATGTCATATGCATTTTTAAGTGAGTAGGCTTTATGTGCTACTGAAACGTCACTGTCATGTTTTTGTTGCCAAGCGGTAGAACGAGCAACTAACGCATTGTATGCATCTTGCTGTTCTTTCTGTTTAGTCCAAACGTTTAAATCTTTATGTGCTTGTAACTCTACTTCAATGTTAATTTTACTTAGTTCATCATACTGTAGTGCAAGACTGGTTAAGTCTTCATCGTGCTTCTTCAACCATAATGTCTGTCTGCGTTTCAATGCATCAATCTGTTCCTTGACACGTTTGTTAGCTTCTTCAATAGCTTTAACTCTAAAATCTTCTTGTTGAATATCATCTTTACTTTTACGAATCATCTCTTTGATGATTTCGGCTTTCTCAGATAACAATGTAATACCCATTAATTGCTCAATGATATCTTTCTGGTCATTGCTTTTTAATGCCAAGAATGGTTCACTGTAAGTATTCAATACGACAATGTGACGGAACATATCGGCTGACATATTGATAACTTTTTCAATTGCTGCCTGTGTTTCTTTGTTCTCACCTTGTTGATCCTCAGAAGCTTTATCCTGAATATCATTTACATAGAATTTAAGAATGTTTGGCTTACGACCACGCTCAATCTTATAGTTTGTACCATTGACATTGAACGTCAATGTAACCATCATACTTTTACCATTTGTACGATTAACTAAGTTATCTTTACGAATGTTATTAATGGGTGTACCAAACAATGCATAACTAAGACCCTGAATCAGGGTTGTCTTACCTGTACCATTACGAGCACCGTCACCTCCTAAGTCTAAGTTCTCACCTAGAATTAATGTTAAGTCTTTCTTGTCAAAGTCTACTGCTTGTGTGACTGCACCGATACTTAAAAAATTGCGTAATGTAATGTCTTGTAATGTAATCATAAGTTGTTATAAATGTCCAAAAGAATCTTCTTATCAAAATTATTTGATTCAATTGAGTTAATCTGGTCAATAATAATTTGGTCAACACTTTCGAACTTTAATCCGTCTGCTGTTTGACCGTTCTCATTCATATCTGCCTTCATAGGTATCAATGCCATTTCTCTTAGTTTATGTTCTGGTATCCAAGTCTCACGCAAATAGTTAGCCTCTTCATATGAGATTTCAACATCAAGATGTACTCTAACATGGCTGTCAATCAATAGCAAGCCCTCAGGGTTTTCTAATATATCACTTAATTTGTGTACACGGAATACAGGCTGTCTTGGCCAAGTATGAAATACAGGCTCACCGCCCCATTCTAATATCATCATACCACGTGCGTCATCACCTGCGTCAGCATAGTTATGTGGGAAAGCATTACCAATATACCAAATGTTCTTACGTGCTTGTCGTTTATGAAAATGACCACTGAATACTTTCTCAAAGCCAGTCATATGGTCTTCGTTAATCTCACCGTGATCGGGCATCTCAACCATAGCGTTCATATAGAATCTTGGAAGTTCAAAATGACCAAACATATATTTGCCACTCATCTTTTGTAGTTTCTTGTAATCATCTTGTACAAGCCATGGTGCAATAACTACATCTCCTTGTTGGAAGAAGTCGTTGATGATTTGTACGTTTGGTAGATGTTTAGCCCACTCAACGCTATGAATGTCCCTGCGGTCACGATAATAAAGATCGTGGTTGCCTGGGATAAAATATACAGTATCAAAGCTAGCATTTAATTTCTCCAGAGCCTGTAGCCCAAATTGTAATGTATGAATGTTAATACTTGCACGATGATGATTATAATCGCCCAAAAAGAAACAGGTTTCACAATTCTCTTTCTTTGCTTTGGCTATAAACCAATCAACGAAATCAGAACAGTCTTGGTTATGTTGTAAGCTGTTTGACTTTAATCCAAAATGAATATCAGTGAACACAGCGGCTTTTTTGAAAAGGTTACTCATTTGTTTATTATATAAGAAAGCCGTCACATTAGCAACGGCTTTGGTTAAATTATTCTTCGTACACAGTAGAACTAGTTCCAATGCCCTGTCGTGACCAACTAGGATTGAGACCATTGATTTCTAAAATATCATCACGTATGTTTTGATTTCGCTTCTCAGTATTCAATACACGGCAAAAGCTATTAGTTATAGCGGCTGTATAATAAGCGAATGGGTTAGCTGATTTTGCTTCATTGAAACGTAGACCAACATAGGTTAGTTGTAAGATAGCACTGTTACGCATTTCGTCATTATATGTATACCCACGCCAATTATATTTCATTGCGTATTTTTCGCACATCATAATATACATACGGGCAAGTTTGTTTGTGATTTTACCATGATCTTTATTAAAGATACCTGTTTCCAAATCACCTTCCCAATGACTTTTACCCACACATTTGAATGTATTATTTGAATCTATTTTGTAATGTTGGAATGGGGGAAAGTTAACTTTAACGTGAACCATATCGTCTACTTCTGCTTTTGTGGTATTATCTTCTAAGTCAGCAAATATTTCGTCTGGATCTGGTTCTTCAAAATCAAAGATATCCTTTGCTGTTTTCTTTTTAACTGTTTTACGTGGTTGTTTCGGGGCAACCGGAACGTGATCCCAAGTCATTACACGAAATACTAAATCTGTAATTTCTATGGAATCTGGGCTAACTGCATCTTTACTACCTTGTTCTAAACTAAGACGTAGTGCTCGGGTTTCTTTTGCTTGCTGAATTGTTTCTTGTTTGAAAGCATATTCTAAACTGTCTTCCATACTAGATTGAGGCATATCTACGATGAAGTCATATCTGTGATAACTTGGGTCTGTGAAGTAGCAATATGCGTTTTTGCTTTCGTGAATCTCTTTTAGAATGTCTTTATTGTTTAGATAGTTGACAGGTTTGCGTGAGGGTAGGGACATAGTTCTCCGTTATTATGTTGATGTAATTATAGCATTATTGTTGCAGAATAGCAACGATTTTGTGATGAAAAGGGTAAAAATACTAGTTTATTTAGTAGATAAATATAAGTAAGGATAACAACATATTATGTCACAATATACGAGTACGCAATCCACAGCAGGTGGGTTAGTTATTAATGCAGTATTAAATTCTGTAAATAATACAATAACTTACACAGCATCCGCCCCTAACGGTGCGACTGCAACCTATACTGCACCTGCGGCAGAGGCTGGAAATTCTGTTACAATTGTTAATGCTCTACGAACACCTTTACGAAATCAAAATGTACCGGGTACCGTTTACAATGGAATAGGCACTGCATTAGAGAGTGTACAAGTATCAACTACCCAGCAAGCAACTCAGGCACAAGTTACTGCTGTTGCTACAGGAAATCCTCCACCCGCAGAATCAGCGCCCATTCCAGTAGCAACAGCAAATAATCCAAACACAACACCTACTCCGTCTATTCCACCAGTAGAAAACGCAACAGCACCATCTACTGGACAAAATGCCGACGCAGCCTTCCAAGAAGCTAACGCATCACCACAACAACTTATCGACCCTAATAATGATCCTAATACTAATATTGGTGTAGAGGTACAAAATACAGGATTTGAACCATTACAAGAACCTCCTATTACTAATGATGGAGATGAGTTTAGTGGGATAGATGAACAAGTACAAAGGCAAAAAGATTTAGAAGATGGGTCACTAGAATTTGCTGGTATAGATGACCAAATAGCCGCAAATGAAAACGCATTGCAAGAACCACCACAGTTGACGGATGAAGAAATAGCACAACAGATACAACAAGCAGGGCAGGGATCTGATACAGAAGAAAGTGTATTTGATCCTACCGGTAATGGTGGTGCACCTCAAGGTATATCAACTGCATTAAACAACACCCGTAGTACGGCAACAAAACAAGATAGTGCTAACTTTCAACAAAAGCCAGATTGGCGTGCAAGATTAAGTCTAGCACCAAACGCAAACTATTTGTACAAAGTACCAAAAGGACAAGCAGGTATATTAGCACCATTGCAAGCAACAGATGGAGTTATATTCCCGTATACACCTGGCATATCAGTAACATACAGTGCGGGTTATGACCCAAGTGAATTAATACACAGTAACTACAAAGTTTATCAATATAAAGGTAGTAGTGTAGATACAGTTTCAATAACCGGTGATTTTACTGCCCAAGATACTAATGAAGCTAATTATATGTTAGCAGTAATACATTTCTTCCGTAGTGTCACAAAGATGTTTTATGGACAGGATCAGAACCCCAATAATGGTGTACCCCCACCGTTATGTTATTTAAGTGGGTTTGGAGCATATACTTTTGATGCTCATCCGTTAGTTGTAACTAACTTTACATATACTACACCGACTGATGTAGATTATATACGTGCAGGTAGTCAGACTAATCAACCGGGTGTAAATGTAGCACAACAAAATAGTATAGTAAATAGCTTTGTACCAAGTGTACTACGAACTGCTATGAATGGCTTGGCTCCTAAATTACCAAACTTCTCAACACAGAACTCACTTATTAACTCTGATGCAACCTATGTACCTACAAAATTACAATTACAAATCACTTGTATACCTATCGTTACTAGAAACGATATCAGTAACAAGTTCAGTCTCAAAGAATATGCGACTGGTGCATTATTACGAGGAAGTAAACGATCAGGTGGAGGTATTTGGTAATGTCTAATAATGCTTTATATCCAGCATCAAGTCCATATTTTGCTACCGGTGTAGTAAATGGTAGATTTTTAGATGTATTAGTAGATAGACCTATTCCTAAGTTAGGTAGTGATAGATATTGGGAAATCACAAACACATATAACTTACGTCCTGATATGCTAGCATATGACTTGTATAGTAATGCTAAGTTATGGTGGGTATTTGCAAGTAGGAATCCAAACACATTGAAAGATCCCTTCTTTGATTTTACTGCAGGTACAAGTATCTATTTACCTGAAGCTTCTACATTAAAACAAATATTAGGTTTATAAATGGCAATTGAAACAGATGAGCTAGGTAATATAATATCTTCTACGCCTGATAAAAATGATTTAGGCGGGACGGATGGTGACGGTGAATATAGTTATGATAAAGCTTATGCTGCCAACCTAACTACTAAAGAAAACAATGCTACTGCTACTGGTAGCAATGAGATGGAAACTCTCAATGAAAGTTATGCTGGTCAAACTCAAACAGGTAAAGCACAGAAGCCTGCAGGCAATAGTGTAGTTGATAAAGGTGTTGGGAAATCAGCAAAGCCCGGATCACGCTTACAAAACCCATTAGGTAACTTTAGTAGTTATACATATCAATTAAGTTTGTATATGATTACACCTGATGCATATCAAGCATTTAATTTATCAGGCAGAAAAAACATTAACTCATTATCTGCTACAGACGCTAGCGGGCAAGCAACTAATGGTGGTGCATTTTTAGTTGCACAATCAGGTGGTATCAATAATAAAACAAGTCGCAGAGCACCCGGATTTGAGTTAGATTATTACATAGATGATTTAAAAATAAAATCAGCTATTAATGGTAAAAATACACAATCAACATCTAATGTTACTTCTTTATCTTTTAGTATATATGAGCCATACGGCTTTTCATTTATTACTAAACTAAAACGAGCAAAAGAAGCTTTACAAAAAAATAGTAAAATAAAAAATTATGATAAAGCAATGAATGCAAGTAAACAGTTTTTTGTTTTAGGTATTAGATTTCAAGGTTATGATAAGAATGGTAATATAGCAAATGCCAGCGAAGTATTTTCAGATGATACACTAAACACCAGTCCAGATGCTAGTGGTGTATATGAAAGATTTTATGATATTTTATTTACTGGAATGAAATTCAAAATCAACGGTGGTGCTACTACTTATAATATAACAGCTAATGTTATTGCAACTAATGTTGCTTTAGGTACGGCACGAGGAATGATAGATAATAATATTCCAGTTGTTGCTGGAAATGTCAAAGAAGCATTAGACGGTGATGGTGATGGTATAACTAGTATATTGAAAACAGTAAATGAAACACAAAAAGCACTATTCGATCAAAAAGCAATAGAGATACCTAATGTTTATAAAGTTAGATTTTTAGGAGATACAGACCTTATTCAGAATGCAAGTCTTGTAAGTAAAGCTGACCCAGACAAAGCTAAACTGCCTATGAGTCGGGCAGATAACTTGGGTGAAGTAAATGAAAAAACTAGTGTTAATGCGGTTCCTGATAATACAAAAAGATTGATAACTATAAAAAAAGATACGCCTATAACTCAAGCTATCAATAGTATTATAAAACAGAGCACATATATGGAAGATGCTCTCAAAGTAATAGTAGTGGCAAGCACCGAGCCAGATGGTGATACTAATAGTCCTGAAGTAGTTACTAAAAAAGATGTTCCACCTGTTAAGTGGTATAACTTAAGTACAGAAGTTAAATGTTTAGGATTTGATACTAAAGTAGGTGACTTTGCATACGAGATAACATATGTTATTCAACCATATGAAACTCCTGCAGCCGCATCACCTTATACAAAATCTAGTAAGTACTATGGTCCGCATAAACGATATGAGTATTGGTTTACTGGTAAGAATAGTGAAATACTATCTTACGAACAAACAATGGATAATACTTATTTCAATGTAACGTTGAATAAAGCAGGTGATCCTGCAAGTCAAGGCGGAGGAACTGATTCTCCTGTATATGCGGGCAAGAAACAAAACCAAGAAAGTACAGGTAGATTGGATACTGGTATGGAAGCGCAAAATGCGTATATGACTAGTTTGTTTGATCCCGGAGCGTATGCCAAAGCTAAAATTAGTATATTAGGAGATCCTGATTATCTTACACAAGAAACACCAAGTAGTATTAATGATGTTTACAGACAGTTTTACAAAAGTGACGGGTTCACTATCAATCCAAATGGTGGACACGTGTTTATTGAAATAGATTTTAAAGAGGCAGTAGACTATAAAAATAGTGACGGTTTAATGGATATCAACTCATCAATATACTTTTGGAACTATCCACCAGCAGTAGCTAATAAAATCAAAGGTGTAAGTTATATGGTATTAGAAATAGAACACACCTTTAAGGGCGGCAAATTTGAACAAACATTGAACTGTACCATCAATACATTCCCAGGAGTATTGGGTACACCAGCAGAAGCACTTGGTGGCAGAGCAAATGCAACAAATGCAACAGGTGCAAGAACCGGAGTTGCATTAACGGCAGAAACAGCAAATACTGCACGTTCAGCCTTTGCAGCCAATGATCCTAGAAGAATTGACCTATCAAGTTCAGATGTACGCACTAGCACTAGCGAGGGCGGTGATGGCCCAACACCAAGTAGTGGTAGTAGTACATCTTCATCCTCTGGTTTTATGCAAGATGATGCAACTGGTGTAGATGCGGCAATAGCGTTACAACAGTTACCGGATAATATGGAACTTTTCTATAGCAGTACACCAATACCAACAACAACAGAAAATACAGCACAAGGTGTTGCAAATGATGATAGTGTACAAACTGCAGGACAAACACAAAATGGTGTTGCTAACTCACAAAGCCCGGACGCAGGCAGAGAAACAGAAAACACTACATTACTTACTGGTTCAAGACCAGGTGAAGGTGCATAATGGCAAATAATATCTTTAAACCAAAAGGCGCAACAAGCTCAGGTAAATTAGGAGCCGGGGGAGCAGTCGTTAGTCCTGTACCAGTATTCGGCGTAGTAAAAGATAATATCGACCCTATTCGTTCAGGTCGATTAAGAGTTTATATCAGTGACATGGGAGGTACAGACCCTGATGACAGTAACAGTTGGGTTACTGTAAGTTATATGACACCTTTCTATGGTCTGACTGAAGGCACTGGTGATAAGACAGGCTATGGGACATATCTACAAAACCCTGTTAGTTATGGTATGTGGTCAAGCCCACCTGACATTGGTACAACTGTTATTTGTATATTCATAAATGGTGATACTAACTATGGATATTGGATTGGATGTGTGCCAGAACCAGAAGCATTGTATATGGTGCCTGCAAACGGGTCAACTGAAACAGCAGTTCTTAATGCTAGTGAATCAAACAGTTACGGTGGTGCAAAAAAGTTACCAGTAACTAATATCAATACAAATAATAATGAAATCAATGAGAGTGCTACATTTTTTAATGAACCCAAACCAGTCAACAGTTATCTTGCAGGTGTATTAAATCAGCAGGGATTAATTAGAGATACAATTAGGGGTACGATTGGTACAAGTGCTCAACGTGAAAGTCCTAGTCGTGTTGGTTGGGGCGTCAATACTCCGGGTAGACCTATCTATGAAGGTGGCTTTACAGATGAAACAATTGCAGATGCCGCAACTGGTTCAGGTCAACAGAGCAGTTTAAAAATAACTTCACGCAGGGTTGGTCATAGTATTGTAATGGATGATGGTGACTTACTTGGTAGAGACCAATTAGTAAGATTGCGTAGTAGTTTAGGACATCAAATATTAATGAGTGATGATGGGCAATGTTTATTCATCATTCACGCTAACGGACAAAGTTGGGTTGAGTTAGGTAAAGAAGGTACAATTGATATGTACGCTACTAACTCAGTAAATATTAGAACACAGGGTGATTTAAACTTACACGCTGATAACAATATTAATATGCACGCCAAGAAAGATTTTAATCTTTATGGTGAAAATGTAACAATTAATAGTGATAAGAAAACTGATTTTAGAATAGGTACTGATTACAGCATACAATCATTAGGTAAGTATACACTAAAAGTTGGCGCAGGTATGAGTCTATCATCTGCAGGAGAAGCAAGTGTTGCTAGTTCTGCGGCTACATTTATTAATGGTAGTAAAGTTAATTTGAATACCGGTAGTGCTGGACTTGTACCAGCAGATGTTAAACCATTAACAACCATAGCACATACCGATACACTATATGACCCAACAAAAGGTTGGGCGGCAGCACCAAGTGCTTTATTAAGTATTACAAGTCGAGCACCTGCACACAGTCCTTGGAATAGTGCAAATCAAGGGGTAGATGTTAAAGTAGATAACAATGCAAGTGCAAACTTCCCAAGTGCTCCTGCACCAGCAGTAGCTACTGCAAATGCGTCAGTACCCGGAACACCACCTGTACCAGTTACAGCGGCAGCGGCAGCGACTGTACCAGTTACTGGTGCGATTAGTAAAGCAGTTCCAGCAATACCGACAGCGGCATTGGTAAGCCAAACTGCGGCAACAGCCGCATCAGGTATAGCTAAAGATGCAGTAGCTAAAGGTGCAGGAGTAGTACAGACAGCAACCGGAGCTGTAGGCTCGGTAGGCAAGCTAGCACAAAGTCCAGAACAAATGGAGGCAGCCGGTATATTAAAATCTGGATCAGCAGTATTAATTGCATCACTAATTTCTCAAGGAAAAACTATTGAAGAAGCAATGACTGACAACTTGTTTACAGGTATGCCAGGAGCAGAGAATTTACAAGCCTATATAGCTAGTACTACTTCTCAAGTTAAAGCACAGGTTGCCAACTTCCAACAAGCACAAACTAAACTTACACAAGCCGGAGTTATTACCGGTAATGAAGATGCTAGTCAAATTACAGGAGCGATTAATGCAGTAAGTGGTGTAGGGATAGACGCCACTGTTGATTTAATAAAAACTGCATCTAATGGAAATGGATTTGGTGTATCAGGTGTTGTGAGTACGGCAGTAGGAGCTACAAATAAAGTATTAGGCGATGTAAAATCATTAGTATCATCTGGTAACTATGCCGCAAATATGGCTACTAAAATGACCGGAGGGCTTACTTCATTAACAACGTCATTAGATGGATTGAAGAAAACAATAGGCGGAGGTGTAGCAGGGCTATTAGATAGTGCAAAAGGAATTGCCGCTGGAGCATTTGCCGCAATAACAAAAGGCTTCCCGTCTTTAAAAGCTGGCGTCCCTCAAAACTTAAAACAGATTGCTGATAAAGCAACAAATGATATCCAATCAGCTGGAACAAATGCAAGCGATGTGGCAAGTATAGTTAAATCAGCCGCATCAGCTTCAGGAATAGATGTTGCGGCTATAGCTTCAGGTAAAGCATCGTCAGCTATCAATGGTTTAGATAGTATTAACACAGCAGTGGCTACGGCTGTAGGATCTACTACAAATGTAGTAACTGCATTGGAAAATGCAGAAAGTGCAGTTAGTGCAACATTACCCGCAAGCGTTGCAAGTGGCTTGAACAATTTGCCAGGCGCACAAAATGCAGTATCAACTGTAATTAAGGGTGGAGTTTCCGCAGTTAATTTAGTGCCCGGAGTAACCGGTATTAAGAATTCAATAAAAGATATTACAGCATCAGTCACTACTGGAAGCGGTGCAGCCAATGCATTAGTTAATCAATTAAAACAACCTGGAATATCACTATTTCAAAAAGCAAGTCTTGGATTGAGTCCAGCCGCACTTACTTTATTAGAAAACTCTATAGCACAAATAAGCTCAGAGGGCGGAACACAAATTAAACCACCAACAGTTGGAACTAGTACGGATAACACTAGACCTGCTTTAGCAAGTCAATTACAGAATCTATTTAATAATGCAAAGATTCAAGTTCCTAATTATGGTGGTAATCCTGCAACGACAGGAGAGACTGCAGGAACAGCCGCACTAGACAAAGCAACAGAAAGATTAGAAAAAATAAGAGAGGTCGCCGCAGAAAGTAGACAACAACGAGTTGTAGTAAGTCAAGCAAATATTGCTTATGTAAAAGCAGTAGAAGAATTACCTGCAGGAGATCCGGGTATTGAAGCAGCCGCAGAAAAAGTCAAAACAGAAAGACTAATATTGAGCGAGATAGCTGACAGGCTTTTAAAGTTATAAATATAGTATAGGATAAAATATGCCAACATACGTAGGATTCTCAACAATTGGTGCTAATGAACCCAAAACAACCAATGCCAGTACTGGCATAGACGGTGGTACAGGTGGTGTACTAAAGCCAACTATACCGGGTAAAAAGTATCGTATTGTTGATGAAGCATTAGTTGTTAGAGATTTTGTCAACTCATTAAACATACAACAAGGTCAAAAAGTTGGTAATCCGGGATATGGTTCTACTATTTGGAGTTATATTTTTGAGCCAAATGATGCTGATACTCAGTTAAAAATTGAAAATGAAATACGTAGGATCGCTAGCAATGATCCTAGATTGATTGTCAATACTGTAAAGAGTTATACTCAGGATAATGGTATATTACTTGAAGTAGAATTAGCTATTGCACCCTTCAATAATGCTGAAATATTGAGTGTTTTCTTCAATAATTTAACTAATACTGCTAGCTTACAATAACAAAAACCGTAGTTTTCATTTAAGATAAATACTTAAAAGAGAATAACTATGGCTACAAGTTCAAGACAATCAGCAATATTTGGTGTTCAGAATTGGCAACAAATCTATCAAACTTTTCGTGAAGCCGATTTCAAAAGCTACGATTATGAGACCCTGCGTAAGAGTTTCATTGACTATCTACGTACATACTATCCTGAAACATTCAATGATTACATTGAATCCAGCGAATTTATTGCTCTATTAGACGTTATTGCGTTTATGGGACAAGGTCTTGCCTTTCGCAATGACTTAAATACACGTGAAAACTTTATTGATACGGCTGAACGTAGAGATAGTGTTGTTAAACTAGCTAACTTAGTAAGCTATAATCCAAAAAGAAACATTGCAGGACAAGGCTATCTTAAAGTAACAAACATTAGTACCACCGAAAACATTACAGATATCAATGGTATCAATTTAAGTAACCAAACTATTCTTTGGAATGATCCTGCAAATGCTAGTTGGTTAGAACAATTTAACACTATTATTAATGCTACATTGATTAATAGTCAACGTGTTGGTCGTCCTGGAAACAGCCAAGACTTATTGGGCATAAAGACAGACGAGTACAGTATCAATATTCCTCCTGCTAGTTTGCCCATCGTACCATTCAGTAGTACTGTGGATACTATCAATATGAATTTTGAATTAGTTAGTGCGACTAGTTTGGATCAAGATTATGTTTATGAAATTCCTCCTGCACCAAGTGGCAAGATGAATATGATGTATCGTAACGACAAATTAGGTTACGGTAGTCCAAATACAGGATTCTTCTTTTATTTTAAACAGGGCACATTACAGACTTATGATTTTAATTTAGCCCAACAGATTAGTAACCAAGTAGTTGATATTGACATTCAAGGTATTAACAATACTGATACTTGGTTATATCAAATCAATGCTAGCAATGGTGGTAGAACATTGTGGAGATTAGTAGACAGCGTTTATGCAAATGCAAGTTTACAAACAGAGACTAGTTATAAAAAGGTATTCTCTGTTGTTTCACGATTCAATGACCAAGTTAGTTACACTTTCGGTGATGGAGTATTTTCCGAAGCTCCAGTTGGAACGTTTAGAGCATATGTACGTGGCGGTAATGCATTGACATATACTATCGACCCAACTGAAATGCAGGGGATTCAAGTAACAATACAGTATATTAGTAGAGTAGGACGAACAGAAGCACTTACAATAGGATTATCATTACAAACACCAGCTTCAACAGCGCAAGCCAGAGAATCATTAGCAAACATTAAACTACGTGCTCCTGCTCGATATTATACTCAAAATAGAATGGTTAATGGTGAAGATTATACAAATTTCCCATATACATTATACAGTTCAATTATTAAAAGTGCCGCTATTAATCGCAGTTCTATTGGCGTGTCTAAAAACTTAGACCTACTTGATCCTACAGGAAAATACTCCAGCACGAATTCATTTGCAGGTGACGGTGGCTTATATCAAAATAGTGATAATGGTAACTTACCGTTAACTATCAATAACACCGGCGACATTATTCAGTTTTTAACTGATAACCTTGCAGTGGCGTTAGCAGACAATAGAGCAAAGCAATATTACTTACAAAATTATCCACGCTATAATATTAATACAGCATCTGGTGATGGTACAGTATATTGGAATACAAGTACAGTAGATGCAAATAGTATCACTGGTTACTTTTATAATATAGATGGTTCATCTAATCTACCAATTGCTACTGGTACATATAATACTCATAATATGAAGTATGTAACTAAAAGTGCATTAATTAAAGTTACTGCACCAACTGGTGCTTACTTTGACGAGAACAATCGATTGGTATACGGTATTGCAAGCCCAAGTGATACATTATTCTATTGGACAACTGTATTGAATGTTATTGGTGATGGTTATAATAATGGTATAGGAAATTTTAGTAATGGTTCAGGACCAGTTACATTGAATGGTTTTGTACCACAAGGTGCGATTATTTCGCAGGTTATTCCTGCTTTCCAAAACACATTGCCATCTACAGTTATTACTGAAGCTAGAATCAAAATGGAATTGAATCAAAGTTTCAGCTTGATATTTAATAACTCATTATTAATTACTCAGGATCGTTGGAGTATTGATGTGTATAATGCCACTGGGTGGTTTATAAACTTTAATAGTGTAGGAAATAACAAATACCAAATTGCATATAGGTCGTTGCGTTATTACTTTGGTAGTGTTGCAGATACACGTTTCTGGTATGAAACTGGTAAGTTAGTATATGATCCATTTACAGGTAAGATACTAGCTGACTACGTTAAAGTATTGCCATCTAATACACAGCCTGACAGTAATTATCCTTTAGCAAGACCGGTACAGATGAATGTAATTGGTCAGACAGTAGAGAGTGACGGTTATGTAAATGATTTTGAAGTTGAAGTAGCAAGTATAGATGTAAACAATAAAGAAATTGTAACAGACCCTGACTTCTTCCAAACAGTTACAGGATATACAACTGGTGGAAATAACACAGGTATATATACTTTCTTTGAATTAATTCAAGATGCAATAAACTTATCACGTTATCAATTGATTGCAACAAGTGATGTTGTATATCAATACCCAACGTTATCAAATGTTGAAGTAGTAAAATATGAATATCCATTAGGACAGATTTTCTATGCTTATAGTGATAATATTTTTTACACTACAGTACAAGATACTAGCGTTACCACACCGTATTACATAGTAGTTGAACAACCACAATATAGTATGCAGCCAGGCAGACAAGCATTGGCATACCAATATAGACACAATAGTAATAATACAACACGTATTGATCCTGCCACAACAAACATTATTGATTTATATTTGGTAACACAATCATATTATACTCAATATCAAAATTGGATACAAGACACAACTGGCACAGTACCTAAACCAAACGTACCTACTATCAATGAATTACAGCAGGCATATGGTAATTTAGATCAGTATAAAATGCTATCTGATAGTGTAATACCTAACAGTGTTCGTTTTGTTCCTTTGTTTGGAACAAAAGCACCTGCTCAGTTACAAGGTACAGTTAAGGTAATCAAATCACAATCAACGAATGCAAGTGATAGTGAGATTCGTAGTGCTGTACTATCAGCTATGAATAGTTATTTTAATATTAACAACTGGAGCTTTGGAGACACGTTTTATTTTAGTGAATTAAGTGCATACTTACACGCACAGTTAGGTGATATAGTAAGCTCAGTCGTATTAGTACCAAACGATCCTACAATGTCATTTGGAGATTTGTATGAAATTAAGTCAGCACCATTTGAAATTTTTGTCAATGGTGCAACAGCAAATGATGTGGTTGTGATTGCGGCTTTAACTCCAGTGCAATTACAAATAAGATAAGTATATATAACAACTAGAGAGTTATAATGGCAGCACGAATTAGAACACTAAATTTTTTACCAGATATATTCCAAACACCTACTAATGCACAATTTTTAGGTGCAACACTGGATCAAATTGTTGACCAACCCAACACGATGCGAATCGAGGGTTACATTGGTAGTAAATTTGGTTATGGAATTAATGCCAAAGATAATTATGTAATTGAACCTACAAAAGTACGCACAGACTATCAATTAGATCCGGGTGTAGTTTTTACAAAAACAAATACAAGTACTGCTAAAGATTTCATAAGCTATCCAGGTATCATTGACGCATTAAAATTAGAAGGTGCAATTACAGATAACAATGATAGATTGTTTAATAGTCAATTCTATTCTTGGGATAGTTTTACTAACTTAGATAAGATTATTAACTTTAATCAATACTATTGGTTGCCAACAGGTGCACCGGCAGTTAACATATCAACTGACATTGTTTATACCGCAACAGATTATACTGTTCAAAGTTTGCCTAATGGATATAAAATCTCTAGTGATGTTAATCCAGGTGGAACGACTAACCCAACATTAACATTGATTCGTGGCGGCACATACACGTTTACAGTAAATCAATCTAGTGAATTTTGGATTCAAGGTAAACCTGGCATTACTGGATATGATCCACAACAACCAAACATACAAACACGTGATGTATTAGGTGTAGAAAATAACGGCACTTCTACTGGAGTAGTCGTATTCACTGTACCATATAAAGATGCACAAAATGAATATAATTTCCCGGGTAATAATTTAGTAGATGTTGTATCTACATTACCTTTCGACCAAATCAATGGTCAATTATTAAGTGATGTTGGCAATATAGATGGTGTGACAGGCCTTGAAGGGCTTACTGTTATGTTCTATAACACTGGCAGCCCTTTTTTAGTTTCAGCAGGATCGTTTGTAGTAGGAACTACTTATACGATTACAGATTTAGGTGATACCACGCAACTTCAATGGAATACTATTGCCGGAACAAGTAGTGTTACATATGCAGTAGGTGATAGTTTTATTGCAGCCGCAGTTGGTACTGGTACAGGCACAGCAAAAGCATTAACTGGATATGTTTCTAAATTTTATGATACTACATTGTATGATGAGGATGGTGGAGTAAGTTATACTCCTCCGGGTACAACAGCAGATTTTAATAATTATGAAGGTGGATACTACACAGATATCTATTCTACTTTCTATACTATAACGTATGAAGGCTCTGCTTCTGATCCAGTGTTACGTTTAGTACCATCAACTGCTATTCCAACAAGTCAAAAAATCACAGTTACCTACGGTACACAATGGAAAGCAAGAAACTTCTATCGTACTACAGTTGGTACTATTAATCTTATTCCGTACCTAAGTGCTATACTTGATACATTATATTATCAGGATAGTGTTAGTGTAAATAAAGTAGGTATTATTAGATTAATTGAAAATAATTCTACTAATCAAATAGATATCAATGATATATTAGGTAGGGAACAATATACCAGTCCAAATGGTGTAGTATTTACTAATGGACTAAAAGTTTCTTTTTCTGGCGATATATTCCCTACAAGTTATAAAACAGGGGAATATTATGTAGAAGGTGTTGGTACTGCAATAGAATTAATTGATACTTCTACACTTATTGCTCCAGAACCTTTTACTGAAGGTTCGTATATTCCATACGATACATTGCCTTATGATGACGGTAATTACGACAGCACCTTGTATGTCCCTGTATATCAGGATTATATAACTATTGCAAGAAATAGTATAGACAAAAATGCTTGGTCAAGAAGTAATCGTTGGTTTCACATTGATGTTATCAATGCCACTGCTACATATAACAATAATCCAGATATAGCAACTGTATATGCAACACAGTACAATAAAGCAAAACGCCCTATCATTGAGTTCTATCCTAACTTAAGATTATTTGATAACGGTATAATAGGTAAGGCACCTATTGATTTCTTTGATGATAGAACAACAGACGCATTTACATATGTAGCTGGTCAAGAAAACTATTGGCCAGATGTTGAAGTATTTACTGCTTATACTGCCGCAATTGCCGGAGTTACTGGAGATACAACAACTACTATAACTGTTTTAGAAAATGACGTTACCGGAACATTCCAAGTAGGTCAATTTATTAGTGATACAACTAATCAATTACCAAGCAATACTCAAATCACTGATATAGCATCTGCTACAGTCGATGGAGTAACAACACTAACTCTTACAGTTGAATGGATTACACCTGCTAATGTAGGTACAGTTACAGATGCATCACTTGTTGCAGATGATGTATCAAACGACAACTATTCATTATATGATGGTGCAAGAATCGTATTCTCAGTTGATACTAATCCAGAAGTTAAAAACAAAATTTACGTTGTAAGATTATCTGACATTGCAGGTGATGGAACAAAAGTAATAACACTTACCGAAGCAGATGATGGATTGGTGTTACCATTAGAATGTACATTTGCTTTTAAAGGCTTTAACAATCAAGGTAAAGATTTTTATTTTGATGGTGTTGAATGGTTCTTAGCACAACTAAAAACTACTGTAAATCAAGCACCGTACTTTGATATATTTGATAATGATGGTATTAGTTTTGGTAACACAGATGTTTATGTAGGTACTTCATTCAAAGGTAATAAATTATTCAGTTATGGAATTGGTAGTGGTATAAAAGATATTGTATTGGGTTTCCCACTACGTTATAGTTCTGTAAATAACGTAGGTGACATTAGTTTTGATGTCCCTTTAAATAGCGCAACCTTTAATTATGTTAACGGTACAACTCCTAAAACACAGCAAGTTAATACAGGTTATGTATATAATTACACGTCGGGTACAAATGTAGTTAGACAATTGGGATGGCAAACTGCTGTTGCAGAAAGTCGTCAATATCAAATATTTTCTTTTAACTATGTTGCATCTGAAGCGACAACAACCTATACTTGTGATATAGCTGCCGAAACAAACACAGTATGGCCTAATATTCAAGTTTATGTTAATAACGTTCTACAGGCAAAAGATACCTACACATATACAATTAATGCAAACTCTACCGTTGTTAATTTTACAGTTCCTGATCCCTCAATTGATACAATTGTAGAGATAACGTTATTAAGTGACCAAGTAAGTAAAACTGCATACTATCAAGTACCTATTAATTTACAAAATAACCCATTTAATGCAGATGTTACAGTTGTAAATGTTGGTGATATTCGTGGTCAATATCAAAGTATTTTCTATAATAATCCAAACACAACTGGAGTTGTATTTGGTGCAAACAACTATCGTGACTTGGGTAATCTTGTGCCGTGGGGCACTAAGATAATTCAAAATAGTGCGTCATTGGTATTACCAGGCTCATTGTTAAGATTACAAAATCATAACTTAATTAATTCAATACAATATAGTAGTCAGCAATATATAAATTTTAAATCATTGTTAGTATATACTATAGATAAAACAGAATACAATGTTCGTCAATCTCCTGCAACTATATTAGATGATGCATTGGATCAAATCACATCAAATAAAACTAATACAGAACCTTTCTTCTGGAGTGATATGTTACCAAGTAAGGCGGCATATGTTACTAATACTTATACATTTGCTAACTCATTGGATGTAAGTATCTATCCTTTAACAAGAATTTATAATTATAGTACTGCTAATTATTATGGCGTGTTGGTATATTTGACAACAACAGTAGGTAATATTACTACTACTGTACAGCTCATTATTAACCAAGATTATACAATAAGTACAGATAGTCCTTCTCTTACTATTACTAAAGATTTAGCACCCGGCGATATTATAACCATTAGAGAATATAATCAAACATTCGGTAGTTATGTTCCAAACACTCCTACTAAACTAGGACTATATCCTTCATTCATACCTTCAGTAGTACTTGATTCTGATTATTCACAGCCTACATACTTTATTCAAGGACACGATGGATCTTACAATAAACTATACGGTGATTATATTGATGGTTATTTAATTGACTTTAGAGATCAGGCTTTATTAGAGTTTGAAAAACGAGTTTATAATAATTTAAAACTATCAGATATTGTTCCTGTTACTGAGTATGATGTTATTCCGGGCTTCTTTAGAACGACCAATTATTCATATGATGAAATATTACAGATATACAGTCAATATTTCTTAAATTGGGTTGGGCAGAATAGACTTGAATATAAGAAACAATTCTATCAACCTAATGATGAATTCAGTTATAACTATACTCAATCTGGCAATAAGATTAATGGTCAAGCTTTTGAACAAGGCTTCTGGAGAGGTATATACGAATATTTCTATGACACTAGCACACCAAATTTAACTCCTTGGGAAATGATTGGTTTTAGTAATGAACCTACTTGGTGGACAAGTCGTTATGGTGCATCCCCGTATACAAGTGACAACTTAGTATTATGGGGTGATATGGCAGCAGGTATTAACTGGAACAACGGTGATCCAATCGTATTACCACAGTTTATCAGAGAACAGTTGTTAGAAGTTATTCCTGTTGATAGTGCCGGTAACTTGTTATCACCGTTTGATGCGGTGATGGGTAACTACAATCAAAAAACATTCCGTAACAATTGGGTGGTTGGAGATGTAGGCCCAGTTGAGTTCAGTTATCGTAGAAGTAGTAGTTGGCCTTTCGATTTAATGAAGATTCTTGCCCTTACTAAACCTGCTCAATTCTTTAACTTAGGGTTTGATGTAGATAACTACAAATACAGTAGTGAGTTTAATCAATTTTTGGTTAACAATCGTAGTCACTTAGTGATTAGTGATGTTGCTATATATGGTAACGGAACAGCAAAAACAAGTTATGTTAACTGGATAGTTGATTATGAAAAACAAGCTGGTATTACTGCCACAGAAAATATCACTGAGCTATTCGATAACTTAGATGTACGATTAATTTATAGATTAGCTGGATTCAGTGATAAGAGTTTGCTTGGCTTCTTTGTTGAAAAAGGTACTCCTAACAGTAGAAACGCTTCACTGTTAATACCTGACGAAAGTTATAGTGTAATCTTATATGATAATGTACCTATATCTACTATAATTTATAGTGGTGTGGTCGTACAAAGCACAAGTACCGGCTGGAAAGTATTTGGTAATTCACAAGATACTGCGTATTTCACAACAGTAACACCAAAAATTAACGGTAATTATAACAAAGTAACAGTGGGTAACCAGTCTGTACAAATTGCCAATGACTACACAGAAACAAAAATTAATATAGTACCGTATGGCACTGAGTTTGTTGATATACAATCATTGAGTCAGTTCATTGCAAGTTACGGACAATTCTTGTTAACACAGGGTGTATTGTTTGACCAAATTGAATCTGGTATAGATGTTAATTGGCGTCAGATGATTACAGAATTATTATATTGGATACAATCAGGTTGGGAAAATGGTAGCTTAATTAACTTGAATCCGGCTGCAAATTTAATTACTATTAATAAAGAAAGTCACGTAGTTCAACCTTTGACATTACAAAAACAAAACTTCATATTGAATCAAAACTTCTATCCAATACAAAGTACCGACTTGTCTGTTAACCGTGATAGCACATTTTTCAGCGCAAGACCGTTAAATGAAGGTGACACTGTTGCATATGGTCAATTCAATATTAGCAATTTTGAACATGGTATTGTTTTTGATAATGTAACATTATTCAATGATGTGTTATATAACTTAACAACAGGTTTAAGACAGAATCGTATTCTAACAAGAGGTACTAAGTCCGCAGATTGGAATGGTACTATTGATGCACAAGGCTTTATTCTTAACCAAGACAACATTGAAGAATGGAGTCCAAATCAGAAATATACAAGAGGCAGTATTGTTAAGTATAAAAACAAGTATTGGTTTGCATTAAAAGTATTAAATGCAAAAGATATATTTGAAGAACAATATTGGAAAGAAACAGATTATAATGAAATTCAGAAGGGCTTGTTACCAAATAGTTCAACACGTTCATATGAATCTACGTTGTTTTATGATACAAACAAAGCTAACTTAGACCAAGATAGTGATTTACTAAGCTGGTCATTGATTGGCTATCGTCCACGTGATTATCTAGCTTTAGCGGATCTCACAGATATTACTCAAGTTAATGTTTATAAGAACCTTATCAAAGAAAAAGGTACAAGAGTTGCTACTGATACGTTTAGAGGATTAACGTTACCCCAAGGTGGTATCGATTATGATATCTATGAAAACTGGGCGATTAAGACTGGTGAGTTTGGCGGTGTATTAAACAATAACTTTGTTGACTTCCGATTAAATCAAAATGTATTAACAAGTAATCCTAGCATTGTAGGATTAACTAATGGAACATTCACGACCGGAGTACAACAAGAAGTACCAACATATTCTATATTCAATTATGGAAGACCTGTCAATAGTCCTAATGTATTACCTACACTACCTTCTGATACTCCAAACAGATTATTACCAGATGCAGGATATGCAAACTTTAACGATATTAAAATATCATCATATTACTATAATGGATTGAATACTGCGGTTACTCCTCTGTCACAGTTATATGTAAATGAGTATGTATGGTTAGCTGATTACAATAGTACTTGGCAAGTATATACTCCTACAAGTGCTGGACAAGTTATTGGCGCAGTAAATAATTTAAACGGCACAGTAACTATTCAGTTTGCAACGCAACATAATTTAACCAAATATCAACCGTTTGCTATTGTTAATTTTAATAGCAACATTAATGGATACCGTATTGTTGCAAGTGTAGTAGACGCTTTTAGAATAACAATAGCATTAAACATATCTCCATCTATTACTGGTATTACTGGTAACGGAGTAGCATTTAAATTCTCATCACAACGTGTTGCTACACCTAGCGATATTAACAATTTACCATTACTAGATAGCGAATTTGTAAAAAATAAAGTTTGGGTTGATGAAAATAATGATGGATCTTGGGCTGTATATAGTAAGAGTTTAAATTATGTATTCAATGATGAATTACTAAAAACAGGATCATCAACATACGGCAGTGCTGTAGCACAAACTTCTGCATTGGGATATTTAATTACTGATGCTACTGCAGGTAAAGCATATCGTTATAGTTATAATGTAGTTTTTGATACTTATAGTATTGTTCAAACACTCGACCACGATGTATCTTTTGGTACTAGTATTACATATACCGATGATATATTTGTAATCAGTGAACCAACTAGCGGGTCACCTAAAGTTTATGTTTATCAATTAGAACAAACAACATTAGTTGACCAACTTAACTTGATTCAAACAATTACAGCAGAAGACGGTTCAACAAATTGGGGTAGTGCAATATCTGTATCCGGCGATAAGAATTGGTTATATATATCTGCTACTGATTTGAATAGAGTTTATGTTTATCGCAAATCTAACCCAAATACATATTCAGCTGGAACATTCACTGTAGGTAAATCGTACACCATTACCTCATTGGGTACTACTACACAAAATGAGTGGAATATTATTGCTGGAACTAATTTGAATCCAGAGCCGGTAGTGTATTCTGTTGGTAGCAGTTTTGTTTGTGCAGATCCCGGTACTGGATCCGGCACAGCAACGGATATTACATATGTTCAAGTAACTTACCTGTCAACAACACTCTCTCCGGGTGATAATTTTGGTTACGCACTTGCTACAAATTACTATGGTAACACCGTAGTTACAAGTGCACCAGAAAAAGATACAATTGTTGCTGATTTAGGTACTGCATACTCCTTTGAAAGAATAGTGCAAAATTTTGAGGCGTCTTATAATAGTTTACCATTTACGCCACAAACGTTTAGTTTGATATTCACTCCGAATACAACGCCTGTCACGGTTACTGCTACTAATTCAGGTACAGACCGTTTTACTTGTGCTAGTAGTGCAAGTTTAGTAGTCGGAGATCCTATTGTCTTTACGGGGACAGTATTTGGTGGAGTGTCATTGAATACTGTATATTATGTATTAGCTAAACCAACAGGTACTACATTCACTGTATCTACTGAACTCGGCGGTTCAATATTACAACTGACTACAGATAGTGGTTCTATGATTGCTGTTCAACAAACTGAACCAATATTTGTTAGCGTTAACGGAACATTGATTGATGATAGCAATTACGGAGTAACAAACTCGTCTATCAATATCTACTCATCATTAACAGCAGGTGATATCATTACTGTCAGTGGTTCTGAATTTGTCTTAACACAGGAATTTGCATCAGTAGATTCTAACCCAGAAGTTGGTACAAACTTTGGTTATAGTTTAGATGTAGATAATTATGCGAATGAAATATTGATTGGTGCACCGTTTGAAATCAATAGTCAAAATGAAGAAGGTGCTGTTTATCGTTATACTAATAGCGGTGGCAGTTATGGTATAGTAACTGGAACTACTGAATGTAATGTTCTTACACCTGTTACTATACTAGTCAACGGTTACTCAGTATTAATTCCTGCAGGAAATGCTTCTACTGTCGCAAGTGCTATTGCTTCAGCCAAAATTACTAATGTTACTGCATCCGCTTCTGCTAATAATATTTTAACTATTCAAGTTATAAGTGTTGACTTAGCATATATCAATGCTAAGTTAACCGTATCAGTTTTAGATGCTACTGTACTAGATCAATTAGGTATCCAGTTATATACACAAACACAATTAATCAATGATCCACATAGTCAAGGTAGAACTCAGTTTGGTAGCACAATCAAGTTTAATGAAAGTGGATCGTTTGTAGTAAGTGCTCCGGCATCAGCAAGATATTCTGACACTACATTTGATGCAAGTGATGATGAAAATTATAACAATGACACATTGTTTGATAATAATACAACACAGTGGATAGATTCATTTAACAATGCCGGTGCAGTATATATGTATGATTACTTGCCAGTATATAATGAATCTGTAATTAATTCAGGTGCATACGTATATGCACAAAGCGTCAATGCATTAAATGAAAATTATGGTAGTCAACCATATTATGGCACTGCATTAGATTTTAACAATAATTATGTAGTTATTGGAACACCTAACTTTAGACCAAGTTATAACAATGGTCAAGTAATTATATACAACAATGCATCTGGTGAAACAGATTGGTCTGTGTATCGTAATTCTGCACCAATCGTTAATACTGATGCAATACAAAACGTTCAGTTGTATAGTGTAACTACGAACAATACATTAGATAATTTAGATTATATTGATCCATTACAGGGTAAAATACTAGGTGCAGTTAGTGAAAATTTAGATATTACATCTAATGCCGATCCTGCTAATTACAACAGTCCTGATGCAACAAACAAAGGGTCTACTATTTGGGGAGCCGAAGAATTAGGAAAATTATGGTTTGATACCTCAACTACAAAATTTGTAAATTATCATCAGAGCGATGATGTTGTTTATAATAGTGTATGGTGGGGTCGTGTTTTCCCCGGTAGTGATGTAAGAGTTTATAGCTGGATCACAAGTGATGTACTGCCTATATTATATCAAGGCCCTGGTACACCTAGAAGCCTAGATAATTATGTTATTCAATATAGATTAAACAGTACTGGAACGATTGTACCTATATATTATTATTGGGTAAGAAATACGAATATTGTATTCAATCAATTAGGAAAAACTTTATCAGATACTATTTGCGAATCGTACATTGCTACACCAATATCAACTGGCATATCATATATGGCGCCAATACAACCAAATGTATTTGGTTTATATAATTGTGGTAGCAACATTAATAACACTGATACTGCATTACATATTGGTTTTGCAACAGGTACAAATGATGATGTTTCACATAGCGTTTACAGTTTAATTCGTTCTAATTATGCTGATGATTTCTTGCCAGGATTACCTGGCATAGGTGACACACTAGTTCCTGAATCCTTATATAACAGAATGTTAGAAAGTTTTAGTGGAGTAGATCAGACCGGTGCAGTTGTACCTGATCCATACTTACCAAAACCAGTACAGTCAGGTATATTAGTTCGACCTCGTCAAAGTTTCTTCTATAATAGATTTAAAGGTCTAGAAAATTATCTTACATATGCAAATGAAGTATTTGCATTGTATCCTTTAGCTGAAACAAGTAGTTTGAAATTCTTGTTTACTGAAGGTCAAATCAATAAATCGACTGATCCGGTATATAATACTGACCCGTTAACACCTTATTATAGCACTAGTCCCTGGACAGGCCCGATTGAATTGTTTTACAATACACAAGATTACTGGGAACTAGTTAACTGGTGGGCTCCTGGCTATGATAACAATACTAGATCCGCAATGTTAGTTGAATCTTATTATGATTTAGCTCCTATCAATGCTCAGATAGGTTTGATTGTTACTGTTAATAAAAACGGTGAAGGTCTACAAGAAACTTATATATATGACGGTGCAGAATGGGTTCGTATTGGTTTACAAAGTGGCACCATACAATTTAAGAGTTCTTTATGGGATTATGCTGAAGCACGTTTGGGTTTTGGTGATAATTTCTTTGACACAACACCGTTTGATACCTTCCCTAGTGAAGAAACACGTTATATCATTCGTGCATTGAACGAAGAATTACCTAGTAACTTATTATTATATAGAAATAAATTGTTAACATTGATGTTCCAATATATTGTAAGTGAAACAATTGAAAGTCAAAATTATCTACCTTGGTTGAACAAAACCTCATTCATTGATGTTGCACACACTATACGTGAATTATTACCTCTAGAAGTATTCCAAAGTGATAATCAAGAATTCTTATCAGGCTATTTAAATGAAGCCAAGCCATTCCACGTTGTCATCAAAGATTTCTTATTCAAATATACAGGAACAGATGTATATGAAGGTGAAATAACTGATTTTGATTTACCTGCTCAATACAATACACAATACCAACAATACATTACTCCTGAACTAGTGTATGCTAATCCAAGTGGTATTAATCAATACTTGCCAAATGATCCTATCTGGCAAACTCAACCTTATATTAATTGGTTTAACAATCAAGGTTTAAGTATTACTGGTGTAAATAATTATCCTATTACAATATTAGCCTCATATATTTCAGAAAATAGTGGCTCGATAGTTGTAGACAACGTATATGGATTTCCAACAATAGGCACTATTTTAATAGGTGATGAAGAAATTTCTTATTCAAGTGTTGATAGAGCATATAGCACGTTAAATGGATTGACACGTGGTGTAAACGATACACCTATATCAAATCATATTCCGGGTGAGCAAATTATCATTGATTTACCTCCTGTATTATTATTAAATGGCGGAAGAGGGTATGCAAATCCCCCTAAAGTTACCGCGTATATTGATACATCTATATACCCAGAACCAAGACGTGCGGCTATATTACAACCAGTAATGAGCTTAGATACAATTTTAAGAATTGATGTAGTAGATCCGGGTGATGGTTACCAAGTATTACCTGAAATAGTAATTGAACCAAGTGTAGTCATTACATTTGCTAGTACAGAAGTAGGAGTATTAACAAATACAATTACGCTACAAACTCAGTTTGTTCAAACCGGTGACCTAGTTCGATATTATACTGGCATAGATACTACACCAATTGGTGGAGTAGATGATGGTCAATATTATTATATTGCTGTATTAGAAACATCTCCGTTTTATGTTATTGCATTATATACTTCATATGCTGATGCATTGCAGGATCGTGACAGAGTGATATTTACAGATGAAGGATCCGGAAATAATAATAACATTGCAGTAAGTGCAAGAGCAAGTTGTGTGTCAACTTCTGTCCCTATTAGAGAAAATAATATTACTCTACGATTTGATAGAACGACATATAACTCACCAATTACAGAATGGACACCAAATAATTTTTATGGTAGTTTCTATGCAGGTTTATTTAATAACAGCACTCAGGTTGCAAGTTCTAGTATTTTATTAGAAGCCACTCAGCCTCCTATCAATACTATTTTAGCTAGTGGTCAGGGTGCAACATTTGAAATACAAAGCGTAGTTAATGACCAAGTAGTAACATGGTCATCATTTATTCGTTCAGTAAGTGAAACAACAGCATCGGATGATTCTATCACTTTATCATATAGTAGTACAGAGCCAAATGCATCTGGATCAACTATTGGTTTTTATGTTGGAATGCCAGTTATGTTTGCCGGAGCAGTGGGTTTAAGCAACATAGAAAATGATATAACTTATTATGTTAAGTCTATCGTTGACGAAGCTAATTTTACTATATCTGAAACAGTTGGTGGTCCAACATTTGCATTGAATGATGAAGTAATTAGCATTGCTGGTTTATCTTGTTATGCGGGTGAAGTAACAAATACTGCGATAGTAACAATAGCATATCCTGGAATATTGAATGTCACTACAACAGAACAAACAACTAACTTTATTACATCACCGTTATTAGCTAGTGGTTCAGGTGGTACTGCTGGATTCTATGTTGGTTTACCTGTATATTTTGTAGGTGATGTATTTGGTGGAGTCATTGAGAATGATCCATATTACATTATAACAATTATTGACGATGAGACATTTACTATATCAAAAGAGAATGATCCGTTAGTTTTAGACGTTACTGCTACATCATCTACTGGAAATGTAGTAACTGTATCTTCAACTCTACAACTAGCAGTTAATGATCCTATCATCTTCACTGGTGATACGTTTGGTAGTAACATTGTTGCAGGTACTGTATATTATGTTAGAAGTATAGTATCCGGTGGTATTACTATTGCTAGTGTATTAAACGGTGGTGCAGTTCCATTAACAACTGCTTCAGGTTCTTGCACATTAACTAGTCAAGCAACAGCATTGCAGTTAACAACTGTAAATAACGGCTCAATGACAATGAATGTTGGATTACCGGTAAGTCCAGGACAAATTAATGGACAACAGTTTACATTCTATCAAACAGAATCATCTATTGCTACAGGTGTAACAGGTACTAATGGTAACTTAATTATACGAAATACTGTTGCTAGTACTGATAACGGCAATGCATTGTTCATATCATACTTGGATGGTGGTACAACAAATATGTACACTAACTTACCGTTCCAATTAGATGATACGATAGGTGGATTGTCTGCTAACACAACTTACTATGTTTTATCATTAGAAAATATATCAGTTAATGTAACTAGTACAAGTTCTTCTGGTACTATAACTTGTGCTTCTACTATTGGTTTTTATGAAGATATGCCGGTATATTTTACCGGAGCAGTGTTTGGTGGAATAGACGATTTCAATATTTATTACATCAAAACAATCAATAGTCTAAACACGTTTACAATGTCTACTACTATTGGTGGAAGCACATTTGTACCAACTACTGATAATGGTTTAATGACGTTAACCGTTGATGATCCTTATATTACTGTTAGTGCTACTCCAAGTGGTAGTGCAATAACTCTATCCGAAGAAATAAAAGAAGTAATACTAACTCAATACCCAACAGCAGTTCCATCATTCAATATAGGAACTTCATTGGGTGGTTATACAGTAGAGATTGTTGCAGACGGTGAGGGATATACATTTGACAATACGATTACTATTCCAGGAACAAGTTTAGGTGGAACGACCCCGACAAATGACCTCGTACTAACAGTTAATGGTATTTATGTTATTGTTGCAAATCCTGACTTTATATATTATCCTGATCCAGATTTCTTGTTACCATTAGTATCTGATGGAACTATTACAAGTGTGATTGGTTCAGGAACTCCTGTCAACATTGTAAATCAATATTACTTGAAAGTTATATCTGCAACACAATGTGAAGTTTATTCTGATCCATTAATGCAACTTCCAGTAAGTGGTATAGGATTCCCATATAACGCAGAAGATTATGCGTTATTACCTGAGCCGTTCTACTTTGACCAATCGATTGTTAAGTATAATAATCAAGTATGGCAATGTGTTATTAGTAACAATGATAGTGAATTTATCTTAGGTAAATGGGAACTACTGGTCAGCGGTGATAGGAAACTTAATGAGTTAGACCGTATTGTTGGTTATTATCAACCTACTGTAAATATGCCTGGGGTAGACTTAACTCAATTGGTCACTGGAATTACTTATCCTAATGGAACTTACAAAGATAACGCTTTTGCTCCAGAGGATCAATATACATTAGATACTATTTTAGAAGATAAGCCGTTTGGTGAAATTGGTGAGACTATATACAATGTACAAGGTGATCCATTCCAAGCAGGTTATGGACCAGAAGAATTAGTACCAGGAGTGGTTACTGATAACCTAGCAATGATTGTTACAACTAGACCGGGAACTAATTGGGATGCAGAAATATATCAAAATGTAGGTTTCAATGTAGTATCAACCGAAGTAACACCTACATCAGGTCAACAGGAATTCTCATTCAGTCTTATTGTAGAGAATCCGGCAAATATGGCATTATTTGATATTAATAATGCTACCAATTTAAGCACTAGAATATATGAGTATTCAGTTGATTGGGTTAATAAAGTTATAACTTTAGATACTGCATTAGCATCAAATCATAATTTGCGTATAGATTTATATGAAGTTGGTAATGGAGATCAGTTAGTAAAATCTAATTCACAAGTCATACCGTTTATTGACAATGAAACAACTGGTTTTGTTGAGATGCCATTAGGTTGTAATTATTCTGCTAACATATACAGTGGTTCTGGAATAATTAGACCAAATACAGATCCTAAACAAGTTACTGCAACTGAAACTGATGCATTAGATAACGGTATCGTGTGTGATAGTGTGGACTATTTTGCACTTAATGCACCTATAACATTCCAAGGTGCTGTATTTGGAAATATAGTTGCTGGAACTCAGTACTACATTAAAACAATTAGTACTATTACTAATAAAATAACTGTTTCAGAAACTATTGTTACTGGTATACCAGGACCTACTTTTATTGTTAGCTCTGATACAGGTACAATGTTAGTAAACATTCAATCATCTAATGGACTAGTTTGGTCAGATCCTATTGTAGTACACAACGGAACTAATCTTGTATTGGGTGAACAGGGTATTGTTACTGAAACAATTAGTGGTACTAATAAGATTGTAGTTAACTCTACAGACCATTATGAAGTAGATGATACCGTTGTGTTTAGTAATGCTATTGATGACCCTGATGGAACATTTGTTGGTTGTGGTCTAGTATCACAACAAATATATTACATTACTTCTATTACAGGTAATCAGTTTACAGTATCAAACACAATGGGCGGAGCAAATGTAACATTGAATGATGCAACTGGTATTGCGTTATGTATAACTAATGATTATGCTATTTCTATTGTTGAACAGGGTATAACTGCTAAATTTGTATTTGCTAATCAATATAATCAGAATGATGATTTTGTTGTACTATCAGTGTTTGGAGAGACAGCACCGTTACAATACGGATATACATTACCAGTATTAGAACAGTTTACTGCAACTGCGGGTCAAACTGTTTTCAACTTATCTAACTATGTAACTGGTGACAATCCAGATAACGCAATTGTAGAAATAAATGGCCTACGTTTAAATGATACTGCTTATACAATTAGTGATCTAACTGATACATTAACATTAAATAGTGGTGCAACCTTAGGTGATATTGTTGCTGTAACTAGTTATAACTTAACAGATCGTCAATACTTAAATACTCAATATGGTATTACAGGTAAAACAGTATCTACTATTCAAACTATTAACAATCAAATTACAAGTCCGTTGGTAACAACAGTTGTAACTGCTACATCATCTATTGGCAACTTCTTAACGTGTGTTGACACTAGTAGCTTTATTGATAACCAAACTATTATATTCCAAGGCGTAGGTATAGGTAATGTATTAACAAATGGTACTGTGTATTATGTAAAATCTGTGACGTTCCCGTATGACGGCACATTTACTATTTCTCAAACCTTAGGTGGCCCGACATTTGATCCAGGTACTGGTTCAGGTAATATGCTAACTACTGTTGGCGGACAACCTGCAGTTCGTGTAACTACTGCATCTGCACACGGAATAACTGCACCAACTGGATCGGATCAATTATTTAGAATTTCAGGAACACAGGGTTCTGTGCAACTGAATAATAATACATATTATGTTCACGTAATTAGTCCAACTGAAGTTGATTTATATACTATTCAACCTTATAACTCAGCTATCAATGCAACAAACTATCCAGTGACTCAAATATCAACTTGGACAGGTGGCGGGTATATTTTTGAGGATGAATCATTTGTTATTGTTAATGATTGGGATCAAACTAATGTTGATAGATTGTGGGTTACGGTTAACGGAAAACGTGTACCATCAAGTTCATTGTATCTAAATGCTAATAACAACCTAACTATTTCAACTCAAATAATATCAAGTGATATTGTTATCATTACAAGTATGATGCCCACAGCTACTCCAAATCAGTTGGTGTATATTCAAACAGTTAATAAGAACGGAACACAGACTGTGTTCAGAGCAAATTCATTAACTAGAACTTGGTTAACATATGGCTTACAAGATGTAGATACTGTGTTATATGTAGAAGATGTGTCTAAGATAACTGAGTCTATTACGCAGAGTGTGACTGCTCCTACTGTAGTAGATGATACTATGAGCATAGGACTTGAGGGAGACAAGAATACTATTTCACAGGTTATTGTTTATAATAATAGTACAAATGCTACAATAGATCCTGCAAATTATGGAATTGTTATTGAAGATGTTGCTCCTATTTTAGTAATAGATATTGACCCATTGTCTCCATCTATTACTGTAGGGGATTCTTTAACTATAACAGTAATTGTGGGCAATTTAGTTTATATTAACGGTGAGCAGATACGCTTCACTACTGTAGATTTTATTAATAATACATTGTCTGGTTTACAACGTGGTTATAACGGAACTGGCAAACAGGTATATATTCCTAAATATACAGAAGTTTACAGTGTATTAACTTCTAATATTTTACCGAGTGTTTACATAGATCAAAGTTGGAACTCATTTAACTATAATCCTATAGAGGGTGATCCACTACAGATTAGCACGACAGTTCCTGCTATTTTCTTAAATGCTGATGTTCCTTGAAAGATAAATAAGTAAATGAATAATACTACAGAAAATAAACCTGAAACTAAACCGGAAGTTGGACCAAAACCCAACGAATCCGGAGGTTTCTATTTTTCATCTTTTCTAAAAATAACGGATCCAAACACAAAAGAAGTTTTGGTTCAAACACGGGGCGATAACTAATGTCAGTAATAACACTATCATATAAAGTAGAGGGTTTCTTAAAGATATACGACCCTAACAACGGCGAAATATTCGTTGATAAGAAAAATGCTATTAATTACGAAAATATGTCAGAAGCAATTGCTGACACATTAAGCAGTCGTGGATACGGTGAAATTTATCAGATGGCGTTCGGGAACGGTGGTGCAAGCGTAGATGAAACAGGTGTTATCACATATCTACCCCCGAATACTACTGGCCAAAATGCGGCTCTGTACAATCAGACCTATGCTAAAATCGTTGACGATACCAGTGTTTTTAACCTAGATCCAACAAGAAACAAGATGACAGTTAGTCACACTACTGGTAAGGTTTATACTGACATTTTAGTACAATGTTTGCTTGACTACGGTGAGCCTTCTGGCCAAGCGGCATTTGACAACAGCACACAAACTGATTCCAGCTATATTTTTGATGAATTGGGTCTATTAGCTAACTACGGCACTGATAGTAATGGAAACGTTATAACAAGATTATTAACTCACGTTATTTTCCACCCAGTCCAAAAGAGTTTAAATAGACAGATTCAAATAGATTATACCGTTAGAATCCAAGCATTGACAAACTTAGTCACAATTTAAGATAAATAAAAGAGACCCCGGAGTAATTAAACATGGCATATACAATCAAAAAGAGTAATGGTACGACACTGACAACCATTGCTGATGGTACTATTAATACGACTAGTACTTCATTGGGCCTACCAGGCAGAAACTATGCAGGTTATGGTAACACATTAGACACAAACTTTGTACATCAATTAGAAAATTTTGCAAACACTGCACCTCCTGCAAACCCATTGACAGGTCAATTATGGTATAATACTAATTCTAATACATTGTACGTATGCCCAACAGACGGTTTAACAGATGCAAATGCTTGGGTTACATTAGCAACTACTTCAGCAAATTCAACGACTACTTTTGGTGCAGTTCAGGTTACAGGTAACGTAACTGCTAATAATATTACTGCAAACAATACAGTTACTGGTGCAACAGGTGCTTTCACTAATATTTCAGTCACTTCTACCGCTAATATCGCATCAGGTACTGCAAACATCGGTACCGGTAACATCACTTCTTTATTCACAAATTCTATCAGCACAAGTTCACAAGCAAATAATGGAACATTAACTGGTGTATGGACTGCTAATGGTGCAGGAACAGCTAACAGTGTAGCTGGTACAAGTATGTGGGTTACAGGTGGTAACCTTATGGTATCCTCTAGTGGTGCTTACAATTTTGGTCTTAAAATTGCAAATGCTAACTGCATCATGGATTTTAGCGGTAATCCTATCACGTTCAGTGGTAGTTATAATGATAGTAATGTTGCCGCATACTTACCAGTATTTGGGGGTAATATTCTTGCTAACACTGTTACCGCTACACGTATTTCGGGTAGAGCACAGCCTAGTGTTACTGCTGGGTCATTTGTTGTCGGTCAAGTGTATATTATTGCTACCATTGGTACTACTGACTTTACATTAATTGGCGCGGCATCCAACACATCTGGTGTACAGTTTACTGCTACGGGTATAGGTACAGGTACAGGTACAGCATACTCATTGTCTGCTGTTGCGGCAACTGCATTAGTTGCCGGTTATTCTTATCAAATTGCAACCGTTGGCTCTGGCACTAACTGGACAAGTATAGGTGCATCATCTGGCGCGGTTGGGGTACAATTTACAGCTACTAGCGCCGGTACAGGCTCTGGGACAGCATACCCAATCAACTCGTTCTCGGGTATATGGGCACTGAGTGCAGGATCACGTTTAACTGCAACATACGCTGACTTAGCAGAACGATTTGAAGCTGATGCCTATTACGATGCTGGTACTGTTGTTGAACTTGGTGGAAATAATGAGATTACCGCAGTTCAATATGAATTAAGTGACGAAGTATTTGGGGTAGTATCTGACACAGCAGCCTACTTAATGAATGCTGGAGCAGGTAATGACATAACGCATCCTCCAATTGCAGTTGGTGGTCGTGTAAAAGTTAAAGTTACAGGTAAAGTTAAAAAAGGCCAGCGTTTAGTAAGCGCCGGTAATGGTATGGCTCGTGCCGCAAATGCAGGTGAAGCCACATCATTCAATGTAATCGGTCGTGCTTTAGAAAATAAAACTACAGACGATTTAGGGGCCGTAGAAGCCTTTGTTAAAATAAATTAAGGAAAAGAAATGAGTTACGCACAATACGGGACAATTCAAGCATCAGACTACAACACGCTAGTTTACTCTGCGGGTACTACAGCGAATGCGCTTAACACAGTATGGTCTACTGGCAGTGCCGCATTTGGATATGGTCAAACAGCGGAGGCAAACGTTGCAATTGGCGATACTATCACAGCTAGTAAATGGTCTAATCTTGTTACTAAAACAGCAAACGCCGCAACACATCAAGGCTCAAGTATTACTGCTGTCACAGCGCCTGCATCTGGTGGAACAATTACTTATTTGTCTGCTGTTCCTACAAACTTACAAACAATTTATACAAATAAGTTAAATGCTTCAACACAAAGTAGTACTACATCAAATGCAGTAGTATCAGGTGCTACGTGGTCAAGCCTTGCAACATTCACTCATACAGCAACATTTGCGAATGGTGATGCGGCACGTTATTTCTTTAACTCAGGCGGTCAATTAGCAATTACAGTAGCAAATGCCAATAATACCGCAGGCATTAATTTGTTATTGAATAACTTATGTACCAACGTTGGTACTGTTGTATTGAGTTCTGTTACTAGTGGTTCTGCAACTATTGCAGGTACATCATACAATGGTGTTACTAAAGTTGGTGGCGGTGGTAATGCCCCTACTGTGTCAACAAACAGCGGTTACTATGCTTGGACAACTAGTAATGCTAACGTGTTTACACAAACAGCAAGTACTGGTCCTGCAAGTTATTTAGGTACATTTATCCGAGTTATTGTTAAAACTAATGGCCCGGTTGGTTCAAACGGTGACGTTGGTAACGTTGTTACTATCTATACAGTTTGGGATGAAATTCCAGATGGTTTAACAGTTGGTACAGGATCTACAACTACATTAACTGTACGTCCACCAGAAGTTACTAATATCGCTAACACTTGGGGAACTATTTCTCTAGCTGGCTCAGTAACGCAAGCATAATTTTTTGACATCTTGGTATCCATCTAAATACTCTTAGGAGAACATAGATGGATACCAAAACCTTACTTACTGAGGCGAAAGCTAGATTCAATCTCAACAGTGCAAAAGCACAATTAAAAGACAAATATGATGGCAAGCTTATTATTGCCAGTCAAGGTGGCTTGTGGAAAGCTGACCAACAAACAATTAATTTCTTATCTAGTTTTGATACCGAAACTGTAATTTTAATAGATACTTTTGATAGTCCTGTAACTGTTGATAGAGTTGCATTATTAGATAAATTGAAAAATTTATATTCCGATGTAATGACAGCTTGGCACGATGAATATAAAGAGATAGAGAATACACGATGAGCAGAGGTGCAATATTATTTGCGTTCAACTCACCTAAATTTGACTATTATAAAATGGCGGTTGCAACAGCAAAAAGAGTTAATCACTTTTTGGATATACCAGTCACTGTTGTGACTGACAAATCTTCTGTATCTAATGACCTGTATCAATTTGATAAAACAATATTAGTTGAACCCGATAAAAGCAATAATAGGGATTGGGGAATGTGGATTAATAAAGGGCGATATCAAGCATATGAATTAAGCCCATATGACGAAACACTATTACTTGATACTGACTATATGGTCAATTCAAATAAAACATTAGATATCTTTAATTATTATGATGACTTCTCCTGTCACAATAAAACAAACTTTTTGATGCAACCGAGCTTACCGCAAGAAGTACTAAGCGTCTATAGCTTTGAAACATTGTGGGCAACCGTTGTTGCATTTAAAAAATCAAACCGTGCTAAACAGATATTTGATTGTTTGGAAATGATTCAAAAGAATTTCAATCATTATGCAGAGATACACGGTTTTGTGTCTGGTACATATAGAAATGATTATGCACTAACATTAGCATTAAGAATAGTTAACGGTCATTCTTCAATTAAAAGAGATTTCATTCCCTGGAATTTAGTTCATTTGGGACAACGAAATGTACATATCTATCGAAATAATGATGACGAATTCAATACAGAATATACCGTTACATATGATAATCATCAGCGTGGCAAAATTCGTAAAGAATACATTACTATTAAAGATTTCGATTTCCACGTAATGAATAAAGATAATTTTCTGGAGTTAATAGAATGACAAGAGGCTTTGTAATTATGGCACAAAACACAGAAAAAACAGACTATGTTAAATGTGCTAAAGCTTTAGAACTAAGCATTAAACGTGTTATGCCAAATGCAAATGTAACTATCATAACAACAGATATGTTACCACACGGAGATGTTGTCCCTGATAGTGATTGGAAACTAGCTAACGATTGGCAAGTATATGAAGCAAGCCCGTATGATGAAACTATTAAACTAGAAGCAGATATGTTCATACCAAGAAATATTGAACATTGGTTTGATATTTTAAGTATACAGGACGTGGTGCTTTGTACAAAAATACGTAATTATAAAAGTGAGATATCAACTAATCGGTCTTATAGAAAGTTCATAGATGATAACAATTTACCTGATGTATATAATGCAATTACATATTTTAAAAAATCAGAAACAGCAGAACAGTTTTTTAATACAGTAAGAAATATATTTGAAAATTGGGAAGACTATAAAACAATATTAAGATGCAAACCACAGGAAGAAGTATCTACTGATTGGGCATACGCTATAGCTAGTCATTTAATCGGTAGAGAAAAAACGACTCTTCCCAATTTTGATGAATTGTCAATGGTACATATGAAGCAGTATATTAATGGAACTAACACAGAAGATTGGACTGATACTTTAATATATGAATGTTTATCGGATGTTATTAGAGTAAACACATATACACAGATGTATCCATTCCACTATCATTCAAAGTCATTTAGTGATAAAATACTAGAGAGGTACAAATGGAACACATAATTATATGGGAACCAAAACCGTTAGAAAAGCCTGAATTTAGATTATATTATGATGATAAAGGTAAGGCACTTTTTTATAGTTGTGAAAAACCTGAAGGCAATTACATTGTTATTGATGCTACAACGTATGCAATTGGTAAACCCGATGTAAGAGTCATTGATGGAAAAATCTCAACAGTTACACCCGAAGCAGTTGTTTCAAAATTAATGCCAAGCGATGAAGGTGTTACCTGTACTGAAGAAGATATAAGTATAGTGGTTGATGATAACTATACAGAAAAAACTATTAAATGGAAATTAACTACATATGAACTCGGATGATATTATTGATGTAGCAGATTTAGATTGCATTTATCTAAGCTACGATGAACCACAAAAAGAAGAATTCTGGCTTAAGATTAAACATATGGTGCCTTGGGCTAAACGTGTTGACAATGTTAAAGGTAGTGATGCCGCACACAAAGCCGCAGGTGAAGCTAGTGATACTGAACGCTTCATTCTAATCGATGGCGATAATATGCCAGATGAATCATTCTTTAATATTCAACTTGATTTTACAGATAAAGATGAGACATTCCGTAAAGCACAGTTTCGTTGGAAAGCAATTAACTCTATCAATGGATTACGCTATGGCAATGGTGGAATGAGTTCTTGGACAAAAACATATGTACGTGAAATGCAAACACACGAACATCAAACTGATGGTGATGAATCACGTATTGCTGATTTTTGCTTAGATAGCAAAGATAATTTGTATTGGGCAATGTATAACTGTTATTCAACAACGTATCCCAATCATACACCATTTCAAGCTTGGCGTGCAGGTTTCCGCGAAGGTGTGAAGATGAGTTTGAATCGCGGTCTACGTCCATCAGTAGATGAATTTAAAGAAACAGTAGCTACACGCAATCTAAACAATCTTACTGTTTGGCACAACATTGGGGCTGATGTTGAGAATGGTATGTGGGCTATATATGGTGCAAGACTTGGAACATATATGACTATGCTTACTGAATGGGATGTACATAATGTTCAATGGTTTGATAACTATATCACATTGTGGGAAGAACACGAACATAGAGATCCTGCAATTGAAGCCGAATTATTAGGCACAGCACTAAGCGATAAATTAGGTTTGCCTATGTGTATTCATAGCCCTGAACAAAGCAAATTCTTTAAGCGTCATTACAAGGCTGATTTTAAAAATAAAGATCCTCTTGTAACTGAAATGGATGTGATTCGTAGTATTGAGGGCTGGTGATGGAATGGTATACTCACCACTCGGACAAATATACTGAATGGAATTTATATTTAAATTCGATAGAGAAATATTTTAATGTATGTAAAGATAACACTGTTTTAGAAATAGCACCGTTGTTTGGTACACATACTAATTTAATTAAACATCACGGTGCTAAACAAATTACATTTGTTGAAATAAATGACAATGCAGTAAATGCGGCATTACCCAACACGCATCCAGATTGTGAACTAATTATAGGTGATATATTTTCATACTTGTCAACTCCTAAAAAATTTGACGTAGTTGTGTGTTGCGGATTACTTTATCATCTGCACTCTCCGTTATATCTATTAGAATTGATTGCAAATAACATAGCACCTAAATTTATTATGTTAGAAACTTTTCCTTATAATCACGAAAAGATGCACCACGCTTTAGTAAAAATTGAAGAAAATGAATCGTTACCTGATTGGAAAACGTGTGGTATTAAACTTGGTTTGGATCAAGAAATTTTTATAATTGCTATGAAAAATTTAGGGTATAAGTTAATAACAAGTGATACTAATATTACTAAGCCATCAAATCCTGATGCTGATTTGTTTTTAGGAGTGTTTGAAAAAATATGAGCGGAGAATACGACCAATTTGCTAGAGATATGCGTGACCGCTTGAATGCGGTCAGTCCATCTTTGTGTCTTGCTAAATGGCAACAGGTAAGTTTGCATTTACCTAGCGGACTAACACAAAGTTGCTATCATCCACCGACACATAAAATTCCATTAGAATTATTAGAAAGTAAACCCAGTACATTACATAATACTCCTATTAAAATACAAGAACGTAAGGAGATGCTTGCAGGTAAACGTCCTAGTGGTTGTGCTTATTGTTGGAAAGTAGAAGATGCAAAAAGTGATGACCCAAACGGTCATTTAAGTGATAGACATTATCGTAGTAGCGAATGGTGGAATGCCCCAACATTTGAAGAAGTAACACAAAACTCATTTGACTATGACGTAACACCTAGATATGTAGAAGTTAATTTCAATCAGGCCTGCAACTTCAAGTGTATGTATTGTAGCCCCCATCTTTCTACTAGTTGGGAAGAAGAAATTAAAAAACACGGTGGTTATCAATTAACCAATATGGTTCATAATAATATAGAAGCACTTGAAAAAAGTGGATTGATGCCACTTAAAGTAGCAAACAAAGACAATCCATATGTTGACGCTTTCTGGAAATGGTTCCCTGAAATCTATCGCAAACTACGTGTGTTTAGAATGACAGGTGGTGAACCACTTATGGACAAGAACACATTCAAAGTGTTAGATTACGTGAATGAAAATCCTCACGGTCAGCTTGAGTTATCCATCACAAGCAATATGTGCCCGCCCGATCAGAAGTTATTTGATAAGTTTGTTGAAAAAGTCAAAGCTATTGAAACATTACGCACATACGAAGATAAAGAAAACTTTAATGAATTCAGCGGCAATCATTGGTATGTAGATAAAGGATTCAAACACTTTTGGTTGTTTGTATCACTTGACGGATTTGGTGAACAAGCTGAATATATGCGTACTGGTTTAGAGTTTGACCGAATGTTAAACAATGTACGTACTTTCTTACGTGAGACAAAATATTCTACTGTGAGCTTTATCAACACATTTAACATAATGTCTATACCAAGCTTACATAAATTTTTAGCTATGGTCTTAGAATTACGTGCAGAGTTTGGTGGAAGAAGTCAAGTTGAGTTTGAGATTGCACCCGATCAAACTGATACTGAAAAAGAAAATAACATTGTTCACAAAGTTTACAAACAAAAGAAGTTTCAACGTGTATTTTTTGACATTCCAATCTTACGATATCCGCCGTGGTTCAGTATACAGAACAGTGGACAATATGGCATTGATGAAGTAGAACGTTGTTTAAAATATATGGAAGACAATGTACAAGATGATGACTATTTGGAAACATTCGAGGGTTTTAAACCATATGAGATATTGAAAATTAAGCGAGACCTTGCTATAATGAAAGAATCTCTACCCCAAGAACAATTGTTACTAAATAAGAAGAACTTCTATATGTTTATTACTGAATATGATAGACGTAGACAAACGAATTTTATGGAAACATTCCCCGAATTAAAAGGATATTGGAGAGAATGTATCAAAGCACATACCAAACATTAAAATGTCATCAAAAAAATATAACGAATCTTTTTCAGAATACAAAGCAAGATTAATTGACCCAGTAAGTGAAAGCTTTTGTGCCGCTAAATGGCTCAATGCTACTATCTGGTTGGGTAATGGTCAAACAACAAGTTGTCATCATCCACCTGGCCATCAGATTAATGCAGCCGAATTAGCAACTAATCCTACAGCAATTCACAATACACAACATAAAAAACTTATGCGTGAGATGATGCAAATTGGCAAGAGACCAAAAGAATGTGAATACTGTTGGAAAATTGAAGATATGGAACGCGGTGCAATGAGCGACCGTGTTTATAAAACTGCGGTATTTGATGAAGCTGATATTAACAAAGCGGCACATAGTGATTGGCAAGATAACACAATGTTAAAAACATTGGAGATCAGTTTTGACCGTACGTGCAATTTTGCTTGTAGTTATTGTAATCCAAGTTTTAGTACAACGTGGGTAAAAGATATTAACAAGTTTGGTCCCTACAAAAACCTCGAGGGTGATGCAAGAGACCATTTTAATAATGCCGCCGAGTCTGCTAAGCCTATACCAGATGAACAGAATCCATATACACAGGCTTTTTGGAAGTGGTGGGAAATGCCAAATGGTTTAGCTGATAACCTAGAAGAAATACGTATTACAGGTGGTGAGCCATTAATGGCACCAGGCGTATGGAAATTATTCGAATGGTTCAGAGACAATCAACAACGTGTAATGAATAGACCTGATGGTAAAGTTATGCGTTTTGCTATCAATACTAACTTAGTACCTAGCGATGAGATTATGGATAGACTTATACAACTAAGTCACTATGTGCCCCATTTAGAAATCTATACTAGCTGTGAGAGTTTTGGCCAACACGCACAATATATTCGTGACGGATTTGATTGGAACAAATGGATTCACAATTTACAAAGACTTCATAAAGAAAGTAATGTGAAAAAGACACATATGATGATGACTGTTAACAGTCTATGTCTTGCTAGTATTGTGCCTTTTATGGATCAAATGATTACATTTAAACAATTATATGATTCAATGTTCCCTATAATGACACTTAACATTTTACGATTTCCTAGTTTTCAGAGTTGTGTAGTGTTACCGGATCACATTAGAGAAAAATATAGAAATGAATTACAAATTTGGTTGAACAATCAGATACAAATGAATCTTCATAATAGTAAAGGTGAGCCTTTATTATTACAAATGGAACGTGAACACGTGCAAAGATTGATTGATTATTTGGATGTAGTGAAAACACCACATAGATATATGTCAGATATTGAAGTAACACGTAGAGATTTTAAACAATTCTATCATCAATATGATATTCGTAGAGGTAAGAATTTTAGAGCAACTTTCCCTCCTGAGTTTGTGCAATTTTATGATAGTATAGATGCACAATTGTCCCCACCAGAACAAATACTATCCGGTATTAATTAACAAGAGAAAATTATGGCAAGAGATTATAGCAAAAAAGAAACATACAAAGAGTTTAAGATTAGAGTCATCGATGATGTATCTAAAACATATTGTGGGGCTAAATGGTATAATGCTACCATATGGTTGGGACATGGGCAAACTACAAGTTGCCATCACCCACCGGCACACAAAATTGATATTAAAGAGATTGAAACAAATCCTTCTGCTATTCATAATACCCCTCATAAAAAATTAATGCGTAAGTTAATGCAAGAGGGGGAACGCCCTAATGAGTGTGAATACTGCTGGAAAGTAGAAGATATGAACCGAGACGCAGTTTCGGATCGTGTATTTAAAACTCATATCTATTCTGATGAAGATATCTATGCTAGTGCCAAGATGCCGTGGAATGCTGATGTTGAATTAAAAACTTTAGAAATCAGTTTTGACCGTACGTGTAATTTTGCTTGCTCATACTGTAACCCTGCATTCAGTACTAGTTGGGTACGTGATATTAAAAAACACGGTTCTTACAAAAATATCTTGTCTGATGGCCGTGGTCACTTTATTGATACAGCACCTTGGGCGGCTAGTGCAGGTGAATCAGATGATGACAATCCATACATTCAAGCATTCTGGAAGTGGTGGAATAGTTCATTACAAGATAACTTAGAAGAAATTCGTATTACAGGTGGTGAGCCATTAATGGCTCCTTCTGTTTGGAAGCTGTTTGAATGGTTTAAAGATAATCCAGAGAAGGCTAAAAAATTACGATTTGCAGTTAATAGTAATTTAGTTCCTAAGAAAGAAATTTTAGATAAACTAATTGAGATGAGTCATTTTGTACCACACTTAGAGATTTATACGAGTGGTGAAGCAAAAGGCCCACATAGCGAATACATACGTGATGGTATGGAATATAAACAATGGTGGGAAAATCTACATAGATTACATACTGAGGGTAATATTCATTCTACACATATGATGATGACTATCAATAGTTTGTGTCTTGCTAGTATTACTGAATTTATGGATGACGTATTAGAATTCAAACGTACACATAACACACGTAGTCCAACTATGAGTTTAAATATTTTACGTTTCCCTAGTTTCCAAAGTTGTGCTATCTTACCAGATAGTATGAAACAGCATTATAAAGAAAAATTGCAAGCTTGGTATGATGAACAGTTAGCAAAAGATGAACGTGTTAACATTGGTTGGATGGCTCCTATTCTTACAGAGGGTGAAAAGAATCAAATTGAACGTTTGATTGAATATCTTGATGTAGTTAAAACACCTCATCGTAATACAGCAGAACAACCTAAGTTATATAATGACTTCAGGGCATTCTATGAACAGTATGATGAACGTAGAGGTAAAAACTTTAGAGCTACATTCCCTCAAGATTATGTTGATTTCATTAATAGTTGTGAAATTATTGGCGGTGATAGTATTCGAGGCGAAGATCCTGCAACAACAGAAGCTGGTTATGTGAGTGATGAAGTAGCACACGGTTGGGATGTTGATAACGACAGTTTGGGAAAAAATGTTTAATGGATAGTACTACATATTGTCCTATGCCATGGATGCATTTGCACGTTTCTGTAACAGGAGGTGTGCAACCTTGCTGTATTGGGAAACAAATAGGAGATATACAAAAAAATAGTTTAGAAGATATTTGGAATAATGATGAGATGAAAGATATTCGTCTAAAGATGTTAAACAATGAAAAACCTAAACAATGTTCTGAATGCTATAATCGTGAAGATTTAGGCTCTGCGTCACTTAGAATAACCTCAATACATAACTACGCAAATTTAGTTGACCCTATCAATGACACACAAGCTGATGGATCATTAACAGAAATGAAATTACGTTATGTTGATTTTAGATTCAATAATCTTTGTAATTTTAAATGTAGAATTTGTAACCCAGTGTACAGTTCAAACATAGGCTCAGAAATAGTAAACTTTCACAAAATAGATTTAATAAACGTTGTCAATAAGAATGGTCCAATCCTATATGAGGAAATGAAAAAGCAATATGATAATGTTAAAAAGATATATTTTGCAGGTGGCGAACCTATTATGCAACGGGAACATTTTCAAGTACTAAAAGATTTAATTGAAAGCGATAGAGCAAAAGACATTGAATTGATTTATAGCACTAATGGGAGTAGATTTAAAAATGGTTTGGGCAATATGTTTGAATATTGGTCTCATTTTAAAAAAGTAGAAATAGTATTCTCATTAGATGGATATGGTTCTGCCGCAGAATATTGGCGTTCGGGCACAAATTGGGAAGAAGTAGAAGAAAATATAAAACATACAAAAAACTATCCTAATATTGTAGTAAAAGTCAATAGCGTAATAGGTTGGCCTAATATTTTTAATTGGATTAATTTTATAAAATATGCGTTAGAGACAGAGTTAATTGACGATCTTTTAAGTGCAATTGAAGTTATCCCTATTAATGATCCATATTGTTATGCACTAAGCGGTGTTCCTGAATTTAAGAAAAAAGAAATTATCAATGAATTAGAAAAATTTAAATATTACGTATGGGCATTTGCTTCACGTGTAAAATATACAAAACCCGCAGATTTATTAATGTGCATAGATGTTTTAATTAAAAGTGTAAACATTTCTGATACGCCATTTATAAAAAAACATTTCATAGTAAAAAATACAAAACTAGATACTTGGAGGGGTGAAGATTTCTTTACCGCATTTCCAGAACACGAAGATATGAGACCTTATATAACATGAATAAAATAGTACCTATATGGGAACACGGACGAATTAGTCCAGATAGTCCTAATAAAGTTTTCTGTATGGCTCCTTGGACACATACTTACATATCACCTCAATCTGAACGTAGAATGTGTTGTGCTTCACGTGAGGAACATAGCTTTCAAAAGCAATATATTGATAGTAGCAATGATTCAAAGTATGGAGCTGTTACTGAGAGTAAAACAGCATTAGATGATTATAATCCAGTTTCATTAAAAGAACATTGGAATAGTGATTATATGAAAAATATACGCCGCAAATTAATGGCTGGTGAAGAAATACCACAATGTGATGTATGTAACAAAGACTTGTTAAGTCAAAGTTCATATCGTCAGTGGTTTACTGGTAATTTGTTTATGGATAAGATACAAGAGGCATTCGATAAAACAGATGATACTGGACATACAACTATGGAAGCAATCAGTTTTGATTATCGTTTCAGTAATCTATGTAATTTTAAATGTCGTATGTGCGGTGAACAATTAAGTTCTACTTGGGAAACTGAGAAAAAGATTAACAATCTTTGGAGCCCAAAGAATCAATCATTTATGATTCCAGAAATTAAATCTGCTATGCAAACATTCCAAGATGAAGTCGTAGAGCCTGAATTCCGTGATGCGATTAGTCGTGGTATAGTAGAAGAATGCTATTGGGTAGGCGGTGAACCGTTAATGTACGATGTTCATTGGTGGGCATTAGAAGAAATGCTAAAGAACGGGTCAGCAAAAGATTGTTATATGCGTTATAATAGCAATTTAAGTCGTGTACAGTTCGGTCAAAAAAATCTATACGACTATCTACCTCACTTTAAAGATTGGTTAATGTGTGCAAGTATTGATGGCACGGGTAAGATAGGTGAATATATTCGTACAGGTTTAAAATGGGATCAATGGTTAGAAAATTTTAAACAGGGACTTGAGTTACCGGGCGGTCATGATAAAATGATGATTGACTTGACCATCACAGGTCCGGGTATGTTCAGTCTTAAAGATTTGTTTGACTTAAGTCAGGAACTTGATGTACGTATTGAAACTAAGATTATGTTTGCCTTTCACGCAGATATAATGTTTACTGCAATGGCTTGGCCAAGACATATATTAAATAATATAATTGATGATTTGCTAGCGTATATGGAGCCAAAAGCAACACGTAAACAAGAAACATTAATTAACACACTAAAGTCTATGAAAACTAGACAAAATCACGAAGAAGCGTTTCCAGAAACATATAAAACGGCTGCATTGAATGGTAAAAATTGGCTAAAAAGATTGGAGATCATTCGCAAAGATACATATACTATTGAAGATATATATTCTGAAAATAAAGAACTAATAACATGGTGGAACAACATATGAACGAAACTAAAAAGGTATTTCCTATTAATACCGCAACTGCTTGTCAATACAAATGGACTTGGAGTACAATCTATCTATCGCAGGGACAAACTAATAGTTGTCACCGAGTTGGTGGCGGGCATTTAGACGCTTGGAACTTTAAGAACTTTCATAACTTGCCCGAAAAAATACGTGATAGAAAATTGATGTTAGAGGGTAAATGGCCTGATAATGAATGTAACTATTGTAAACGTATTGAAGACGCGGGTGGACTAAGTGAACGTAACGGATACATTAATACGTTGGATATGGTTCCACCTGAATTGGATACTGATCCGACAGCAGTTGAAGTTACTCCTCGTATTTTAGAGATTTACTTTAGTAACTTGTGTAATCAGTCTTGTGTCTACTGTTCACCTATGTTCAGTTCTGTAATTGAGAATGAGTTACGTAAACACGGCCCGTTAAGCAAACGTTATTTCTTAGATGGTACTTGGGAACAAAATCCTTTATATGAACAGTGGAAGCGTGAGTTCTGGGAATGGATGCACGAAAACTCAACACACTTATATGATTTCCAAGTACTTGGTGGTGAGCCAATGTTCCAACCAGAGTTTCAAGAGTGTTTAGACTTTTTTGAAGAAACAGAAAATCCTAACTTGAATTGGAAAATGTTTAGTAATTTAAAACACGACCATGAACAGTTTAAAGTAAAAATCAACAAGATGGCTTCATTAATTCAACGTAAGAAAATGAAACGTATTGAAATTGTTGCTAGTATTGATTGCTGGGGAGATGAACAAGAATACGCTAGAAATGGTATGAGTTTAGCTAATTGGGAAAAGAACTTTAACTACTTGTTAGAAGTACCTGAAATTAGTATATTCATTCAATCTACTATCTCTCCTATTACTGCACCTACTGCATATCAATTAGTAGATAAAGTAATTGAGTGGAATAAGAAAAAACAAATTCATCAAGGTTGGAATGTTGTCGCTAACCCTCCATTCTTAGATCCAAGTGTGTTTGGTCATTACTTGACAGACTATATGGACAAGTTAGCAGAATCAGCACAGTCATTGAAACGTCCGCATTTCCCTGACATTAGTTATTTGGATGGATTCGTAACTCAAATTAAGAGTGCACCGGTTAACCTTGAAATGATGCGTGAGTTAAGAGATTACTTAGATGGTCTTGATGCACGTAGAAATCAAAATTGGCGTAGTATCTATCCTTGGATGGATGAGATTATGACTAAAGAATTGGGACCTAAAGAATGAGTACATACTGCTCACTTCCTTGGATACACTTAGCAACGCACCCTCACGGGGGTGCGACTCTTTGCTGTGTAAGTGACCATAGAAATGCGGCAAGTAGTGCAAGAAATTTTGAACCATTACGTTACTTAGATGTAAATTCATCTACGATTGACAACATAATGAATAGTGATTACTTTAAGCAAACCAGATTGGAAATGCTGAATAATCAAGTTCCGCACGCCTGCCAACGTTGTTTTACTGAAGAATCAAATGGTGTACGCAGTAAGCGAGTAGAAGAAAATGAAAGACTAGGTTTTACTGAAGATATGGCACGTGCTATTACACGAAGTGATGGTACTATTCCTGTTAATTTTAAATTTGTTGAGTTACGTTTGGGTAACCTGTGTAATCTTAAATGTAGAACCTGTAACCCAATGAGTAGTACTAATTGGATTCAGCCATATCAAAAACTACAAGAAGAATTAAAGTTTGTTACTCACTATGATAGAAAGATTAACAGTTCTTGGACAGAGAGTGATGAATTCTGGGATGACTTATTTCAACATAGCGAAGATTTACAGTTAATATATGTTAACGGTGGTGAACCTACATTGGTTGAAAAGCATTGGAAATATTTAGAAGAACTTATTAAACGTGGGTTAAACAAGCAAATTACCTTATGGTATAATATCAATATGACTAACTTGCCTGACGATCTTATTGAATTGTGGAAACAATTTAAAAAAGTTCAGGTTACTTGTAGTATAGATGATTTGGGTGAACGCAATGATTATATTCGTGCAGGATCTGAATGGGATACTATAATTAATAACTTAGATAAGATACAGTCTTATCCTTGGATTGAAGCTAGCGTATGTCAAACAGTAAGTTGGATGAATGTTTATTATATCAATGATTTTATAAAATATATGCGTTCACGCAACCTGCACGTACATTTAAATTATGTATACGATCCGGAGTTTTTATCACTTAAAGCATTGCCTGTACATTTGAAACAAATTGTATTAGATAGATGTACTGATTTAAACGAGTGGGAATTGAACAGCTTGCGTAGTCAATTTATTGACCAACCTGATATGACAGTATTTCGTCAAGGTGTTGAATATAACAATTGGTTAGACAATAACAATCGCACTTCATTTGCTAAAGTGTTTCCAGAATGGTATGAAATACTTAAAGGCGTTTAAATGGATTTAACTAGATTTAAAGAGTGCCCTGCAATAAAAAATTCAGTATATGTAGATAATCAAAGCAAGGTAGCACCTTGCTGTTATTTTAAATCTAAACTACCAATTGAAGTGTTAAGTGATTGGAACAACTACCAAACTGAGCTTGCAAAAATTGATATAGAGACAGGTTGTGAGCATTGCATTAAATTAGAAAATTCCGGAGTAGAAGAATCACATCGCAATCGTTTTGTGCATAGATATAAAAGTGTTCTTAAGAAAGATGAGCTAGAAATATCTATCAGTGTAGATAATGTATGCAATCTTAAATGCACTACTTGCAATCCTATTAATAGTTCTTTATGGCTGGGTGACGCTATAAAATTAAACAGTTTAAACCCTAATTATAATTTAGATCAATTTTTATCAGGGTTTAAAGATGGGAACTTTAAGTTAGATATTTGTAAAAAGATAATTGAGTCATACGAAAAAGATATTACGGTTATTCTATATGGTGGAGAACCCACAATCAATAACGCCGTCATTGACTTTTTAGAGTGGTTGACAGAATTACCTAATGCACATTTAATATCAATAACGTTTATAACAAATGGCACTACTGTTCCTAAAAATATTGAAAATTATATTAATAAATTTAAAATGATTGATATAAATTTAAGTCTTGATTCAATAAACGAAAGAAGCGATTTTTTGCGTTTCCGTAGTCAATGGAAAGAACTTGAACAGAACGCAATAGTTTATGATTTATTAGCTTTAAAGTATAAAAATTTTGAATATAGGATACATCTTACTTTATCATTGTTAAACGTTTATTATTTTTATGAATTTTGTAATTGGGTAAATAATACTTTAAACAACGTTGAAGTTATATTTACAAAGTTAATTGGACCTAGACACCTGTCTTTAGATTTATTGAATCCAAAACAAAAACAAATAGTGATAAATCATAATTTAAACTTACTTAATAAAATTGAATCTAAGGGTTTACAAAATATCAACCAGACAATTAAAAATTATGAACAAATGGTAGAAACTTACATAGCTGATGTATATAAAGATGGATTAACACCAACTTTAGATTTTTTAACTAACTTAGATGATATCCGATCTACTGCTTATAAAGTAACATTTCCTGAGATAGTAGAAATTTTAAATAATGAATAAGAAACTGTTACAAGACCTTAGAAATCAAACAAGTCAAACATTATGTTTGGCTAAATTCCACGAATCTACTATATGGTTATACGAAAGTAAGATTGCAAGTTGCCATCATACACCTTTTCTGTTAACAGGCAATGATACATTAACATTTTATAATCCTGAAGGTAGACGACAGCAACAGTATTCTATGCTTAAGGGTAATAAACCAGATGAATGCAACTATTGCTGGAAACTTGAAGCACAAGATGTTGTTAGTGATAGAGAAAAGAAATCCCTAGCATTTAACTCATCATTAACAGCAGAACAATATTTAGATAAGACATATCCATTTAAACCCAAAGCACTTGAGCTTGCATTCCAGAACACGTGTAATTTAGCTTGTAGTTACTGTAGCCCTAGTTTTAGTACTGAATGGGAGAATGATATACGCTTGAAGGGCAACTATGAGAATATCACTACTGATAAAAAGATGCATTACCAGCGCGGTATTGATAATCGCACTCCGGTAGATATGACATTGTTTTGGGAGTGGTTCAATGATATTGCTCCTGAGTTAGAAAGTATACGTATCACAGGTGGCGAGCCACTATTACACGAAGATACATTTGCTACATTTGCTAAAATGATTGAGGTTAATCCTAATGTAGAATGTGTTGTGCATACAAATATGTGTCAGAAGCCATTGGTGGTACAACGTTTTATTGATGGTATCTCTAAGTTAAACAACGTAAGACTCAACATAAGTAATGAAAGTGCAGGAGAGGTCGCAGAGTTTATACGTGATGGTATGGTATATAGTGATTGGCTTAGAAACGTAACTGAAGTAGCTAAAACAAAAGCTACTATGAGTATAAGCACTACAATAACACCTATATCATTACTAGCACTAGACCAATTATATTTGGATATTATTGATATACGCAAACAAACAGGTAAGAAAGTAGATATCTCAATTAACTTTGCTACATACCCTGAGTTTCAAAGCTTGGCTGCTTTGTCAAGTGAAGAACGTGCTTTCTATTTAAACAAGTATACTAAGTTTTTTGAATCTATTGATTCATTGTTATTAGATAGTGAACGACATTCTGTTCCTAGATTTTTAACAATGTTAGATCCTAAATTAACACATACAGACAACTTAGCATATAGAAAAGACTCTGACAGTTTTTTTAAACAATATGTAATTAGAAGAAACAAGTCAATCAATTTTGCAGAACAGATTGGAACAAGATGAAAGACGCACCAAAGAATTTATGTAGTCTATTATGGACAGGGTTTAGCAATGAACCTGATGGTCGTGTTCAACCTTGTTGTCTATATAAAGGATACATTGAAGAAGATGGAAAGCCAATGTATGTACAAACACATTCAGTAGATGAAATATTTCATAGTAAATATATGAAAAACTTGCGTACACAGTTTAGAAATAATGAGCGTCCTGCAGGATGTAGCACGTGTTGGACTGACGAAGATAACAACTATGACAGTAAACGTGTAATATATAACACCAAGATACATCATAATTTTGGTATTAATTGGACAATTGAGCCAGTTGAAATAACAGAGTTTCAACTTATCATTAGCAATAGTTGTAATTTAAAGTGTCGCAGTTGCACACCAAGCCATAGTAGTCAATGGCAACAAGAAATGAAAATGTTAACTGGGTCTACTGGTTACGAAATGCCACACGGACAGTCAGCAGAAGAAGCCGGTAAATTATGGTTAGATAGACATCGTTGGTACAAGAATCTAAAACGTTTAGAAGTTGTAGGTGGAGAACCATTCTATGTTAAACAATGGCATACTATGTTCAATGAGTTAATTGATTTGGGTTATAGTAAAAACATTGATATTACATTAACAACTAATTGTACACTATTCTTTCCTGAGTTGATAACTAGAATAGCTGAAAATTTTAAATCAGTTTCGATTGGTTTGAGTATAGATGGCATAGGATCAACGTATGAATATATGAGACATTTGGGTAAATGGCCAATCGTGTATGATAATATGAAAAAATATCACGAATTGACTGATAGAATTAATATTCAGTTAAACCTGACTATTAGTTGGCTGAATGTATTAGAAGTACCGGAGTTACACGAATTGATTAGTAATGAATTCCCTAAATTTAAAATATGGAACAATCTTGTACATTATCCTCAGCATCTTTGTGTATGGGCAATACCTGAAGAATTAAAGAAAGCAGTATCGGATAAGTGGGATAAATATCAATGGAAAAACGAGTATAAAGATACTATGCAAGGTGTATTAAATTATATGAATAGCAAATCAACTACAAATGAAGAATTCAAAAAGAATTTAAAAATAATTTATAAGACCGATGAATTTAGAAAAGAAAACATCACACAATCTATACCAGCACTACAGGAATTTTTAAAGTGAAGAATATTTTAGTTTTAGGAGATAGTTTTTCATATGGTCAGGGTTGTTCAGACAGACCCACAACACGTGACGCAATAAGGGAAATAACACCTAGTGAATATTGCTGGCCATCTTTATTACGTAATGAATTGGATCCAAAAGAATACAGAGTAATTAATTTGAGTAAAACCGGAAACTCATTACCGGGTATATTTTTAGATTTAATTCACTATGATGCCCATCATTCAAGTACAGACCCTGTAAACTTAATTATATTTTCAGTCACTTCATTTGATAGACTATTAGTGGCAGACTCTGTAAAGCCGGATCTTACTACTAATTGGGTATTGAGTCAGGAATTTGAACTGAATGTTATATCAAAAGAATATGAAAACGCTAAACTTAGTTTTTTAAAATATTTATGGAATGATTCGTTATTATCTTTAAATGCAATAGTATACATTCACGCATTTTTTAGTTATGCAAAACTAAAAAATATTAAATGTTTATGGAGTACACCTGATAAACCAAATTTATATGGACAGGATAATTGGGTAGACTTTGTAAATGATTACTTTTTCGAACACCTATATAATTATGATTTTTCAGGAGAATACAATGATGCGTTTAATAAAACGTGTATTGTAGAAGATGGTCACCCTAATAATTTAGGACATCAATTGTACTATGAAAAAATAGTAAGACCTAAGATAATAAATTATATAAAGGAAAATCTATGATTAATTGGATAAAAAATTTATACTACAAAATAAAAATGGAAATTCGTTATCGCAAACGATTAAAAGAAATGAAAAAACGAGATCCATTCATATACAAATGAACGAAAATTTTGCTAAATTAAATCTATTAAAATCATCTTCTATAGAAGATGTTAAACATTATTCTACAACCAATACTTCTACTGTAGGATTACCGGTAGGAGAAATAACGCAATTTTTATATTACAGCCCCGGTGATATACAATATGCACATACTTGGGAATATGAACAATTTGATTATATGATAAATCATTTAGGTTTTAGAAATACTGAAATACCCAAAGAAACAGATATTGCAGTATTTGGTTGTAGCTTCACGTTTGGTTTAGGTTTACCTATAGAGATGATATGGCATACTATACTAGCAGACAGATTGAATACAAAGGTTGCTAATTATGGTGTTCCTGGAGCATCGATTAAGACAATAACTGATTTAGCAATGATAATAAGTAATCATACTAAAATTAATAAAGCTATTTTTCTTTTACCTACATATAGTAGAATGCAAGTAGCAAAAACTAGCCCGTTTGAAGATGAGGTGAATTATCTTTCAATAATACCTAATCATAAATCAGAGTTATGTAAGAAATATGAAATAGAAGCAGAGTTATTAGTAAAATCTACTCCGGATGAAGAGATGTTTAAAGTGTTGAGAGATAGTGTATATTTGGTAGACCATATTTTTAAAGAGAGAAACATTAAAACGTATTTCTCATCCTGGGATCCTGATACATATGAATTTTTAACATATATGGATTTGCAGGGTGTTTTGTTACCTGATTGGACTAGTAAGGGAATGCAACAAGCAACTACTGATTTGGCCAGAGACAAATTACATCCGGGTCCAGTCCACCAACAACAGTTTGTAGACAAAATCATAGATTATATCAAATGAACTATATAGGAATATCTAGTGGGTTTCACGATGCCGCAATCAGCGTAATAGATGATGCTGGTAACATACTATTTGCCGGACATAGTGAACGTTACTCAAAACATAAACACGATAAACATTTGTGCTATGATATTGTTGAGGACGCATTAAAAAATTGTAATAGTAGAGATGTTGAAATTCACTACTATGAACGTCCTTGGATGAAGTTCTTGCGCCAAGTTCGTTCGGGTGAAAAGCCTGCATTATCTAATTTATCTGTTAAAGAGGTTATAGGTACAGGATTACTCCATAAATTACAAGATGGTCGTGGTGGAAAAGTATATACTCACAATCATCATCTAAGTCACGCTGCCGCAGGATTTCAAACTAGTCCTTATAAAGATGCCACTGTAGTCGTTATTGATGCTATTGGTGAGTTTGATACTATTAGTATTTGGAATGCATATTACGATAAGAACGGTGTAGCAAAGTATAAGAAGTTATGGGGACAACGTTATCCGGATAGTATTGGCTTATTTTATTCAGCAATGACACAACGTGCAGGATTAAAACCATTAGATGAAGAATATATCTTAATGGGAATGGCTGCCTATGGTAACACAACTGCACTAGCAGAAATGTCTAACACACTAGTTAAATCCATTAAAGATATTACTTTCAAAGATAATTTACAAATAGGTGTATCTGAAAATTTCTTAGAAGGTACTAATGAAATGAACATTGCTACTAGTGCTCAATTGATTGCAGAACAGTTAATTACTTCAGTAATTAGTAAAGCACGTATGTTAGGTGGTAGTAAGAATTTAGTATATGGTGGTGGTGTAGCATTAAACTGTTTAGCAAATAGACTATTAGGAAACTTTTATGACAACATTTGGATTATGCCTAATCCTGGCGATGCTGGCTCCAGTCTTGGTGCGGCTTGTCTTGGTTATGGTAAGGCTGTTAATTGGACTAGTGCTTTTCTTGGCAATGATATTCGTGGGGATTACCCTACCAATCGTATACTTGATAGTTTACTTTCCGTTAAAATCGTTGGAGTCGCTAGTGGACGAGCCGAGTTTGGCCCTAGGGCACTCGGGAACAGAAGCTTATTGGCCGACCCAAGGGGTAAAGAAATAAAGGATAAAGTAAATGAAATTAAACGTAGACAAAAATTCAGACCATTTGCGCCAGTCATTCTGGAGGAGTATGCTGATACTTACTTTGATATGCCTCATGGTTTCGATAACAGTAGGTATATGCAAGTCATCGCTCGTTGTAGGGTACCTGACTTATTTCCTGCTATCATTCATCACGATGGTACTAGTAGGGTACAGACTGTGCCAAAGGATGGCTCCGGGATAAGAGAACTATTAGAGAAGTGGTACGTACTAACAGGTTGCCCAATGTTACTCAACACAAGTTTAAATATTCGTGGAGAGCCAATGGTAAATGACCGAGATGATGCGGATCGCTTTGAAAAGTTATATAATATAAAGGTGATATCATAATGCAAATTTATCCCATAGATGATAAGAAAAGAATTTTTCAAATTATTGACTTGCTGGACCAAGAAACAGTTGATTGGATGAATACAGTTGATTGGCTGTCAATAAAAAATTACGAATTTGATTCAGGAGACCCAAAATATATTTTTCCTAGAAAAATACTAGATAGCGCAAATAGTGATGTTATCAAATTAACTACGTCAATGCAAAACAAATTGTCAACTATTAATAATTTAATAGAAACTTCATTAAACGATATCAATATAAATTTATGGTTAGATGGTCCGGGATTTAAAATGGCGGTTCATACTGATGAAGGAATAGAAAGAGTTGGTGTTATTGCCTCCCTACAATTGTATCTATTTGCTCCTAATGAAGATTATGGTACAGAATTTTTTACTCCTAAAGAATTTTTTAATCCTAATGAAGATTATGATACGGTATTATTTGATAAATATAAAAGAATTCCGTTCAATTCATACTACAAGTTTAAGTCAATACCTAATACAGGTTATCTAATGCTTAATCATTTAAATGAAGATGGGTCATTGCCTATGCTATGGCACGGTATGTTAAATCCTGTACCCGAAGGATGTTATAGATTAAGCGCCTATTGGTATTTTAAATAATTACATACTTATAAAAAACGCTAAGTAATTGTATGCTAAGAGATGTATTTTATTTCGGAGAAAAACCCAACGTTCACCCTAGAGAAAGATATGCAATAGATTTAGCCGACGCTAAACGACAATGCACTACTGAACATTTTTGGGTAATTAACGACCATTGCAATTATAAAGATTTTGATTGGGACTGGGATTTTGATTTCCTACCTGATGAAGATGTATGGGCAGAAGACCATAACAATGTATGGCCTAGTCCTTATCAGAAAGATAGTGGCACTTGGCTTTGTTCAACTAATATAGATGCATTAACTATATATAGGGGAGATGTTGATCCTATTCCACTAAAAGATGAGATTGTATCAAATTGGAAAATCATCGAATATATTGAAAAAGATAAATTTGATTTCAAATGGCATCCAGACCCAACTGACCCACCTTACATATATGTATTCGGTAATGAATGGTATCCTGCTACTGTTATGCCAACAGTAGAATATCACGTTCCGGGCGCAACAGAACGTAAATACACAACAGACCAGATAGCGCAGTTATTGCCTATGCCAATGCTGTTTAATATTATACACGAACCTGAGCATTTTGATTATAGTTGGAGACCTGATCCTACTAGTCCCCCATACATATATGTGTTTGGTAATAATCAATATCCTGCGAGTGTGATGCCGACTGTTGAATTTCACGTTGAAGGTGCAACAGAGCGTAAGTACATTGAAAATATAGTTCCTAAATTAGCGGCAAAACCAGATTCATTCGAGTTCTTAGAAGATATTGATCCGTCATCCTTTGATATGTCTTGGGTACCAGATCCAACTAGTCCACCTTATATCTATGTATGGGGTAATCAATGGAATAAGCCTGAGTTTAAAATTAGTGTGCAACATAAAGTTGAAGGTGCAACTGAATATAAGTATATGGAACCACGTGTGAAGCGTAAATCCTGTATGGACAATTGGGATATACCTCCTAATATGTTTCAAAATACATTTGACTTTAGTTGGGAACCTGATCTATCTAAATATGACCCTCCATTCATTTATCAATTTGGATCACAGTGGCAGAAGACAGGCGGCCCTCGATATGTAGTGCCCGGTGCAACAGAAATAAAATATATTGATACATTAAAAGCAAATGTTGTTTGTACAGAATTTCAAAATTGGCAAGTGCCCCGCAATATTGACCAAACTAAGTTTGACTTTAGCTGGCATCCAGATAGTACTGAAGAACCTTATATCTATCAGTTCCCGGATCAATGGACTAGAACAGGCGGCCCTCGATATGTAGTGCCCGATGCAACAGAAATAAAATATATTAATGTACAAATAGCAACAGCAAAACAAGATAAAACTCATTGGACAATACCAGAGGGTATTGATACAACTGACTTTGACTTTAGTTGGCACCCCGATATTGAACACGAACCTTTAATATATCAATTTGGTACTCAGTGGCAGAAGACAGGTGGCCCTAAGTTCTATGCTGTGGGTTGTACAGAATCTAGTGATATTAAATACGTTGATGTTACTAAAGCAAAAGCAATTGCCAATATGAATAATTGGGTAATACCTGAAGATTTAGATATTGATACGTTTGATTTTAGTTGGCATCCTGATAGCACTGAAGAACCTTATATCTATCAATTTGCCGATCAATGGACACGTACCGGCGGACCTAAATACGTAGTTGATAGTGCTATAGAAATAAAATATATTGACACAGTAAAAGGTATAACTAAAGCAAATAAAAAACACTGGACGATACCTAAAGGTATCGATACTACTGACTTTGACTTCAGTTGGCATCCTGATATTGATCATGAACCTTTAATATATCAATTTGGTACACAATGGCAACGCACCGGCGGCCCGACTTATAATACATTAGGTACTGATGAAAATAGTGATATTGCATACGTAGATATTATTAAAGCTAAAGCATTACCCAATACAACCAATTGGCAAACATTAATCCCTGTAACAGGGTTTGATTATAGTTGGCATCCTGACAGTACAGAAGAACCCTTCATTTATGTATTTGGCAATCAATGGAATAGGGGTGAACTTGAAGCTACTTTGATTTATACAGTGCCCGGAGCGACACAAACAAAATATATTAATGATATTGTTCGTGTTGCACCATATACATCTGGGTGGTCTACCCTAGTTGACATTGAAGATTTTGACTATAGTTGGAGACCTGACCCAACTAGTCCGCCTTACGTATATGTATTTGGTAATAAACAATATAGCGGTGTAATTATGCCTACTGTAAAGTTGACTATACCCGATGCAACTGATAACAAGTATGTAGATGATGTTGTAGCTACTATAGCGCAGAAGCCAGCTCTTTTCACAGATACATCATTAATTAAAGATTTTGACTATAGTTGGAGACCTGATCCAACTAGCCCACCTTACATATATCAATTTGGTACACAGTGGGCAAAAACAAATGGTCCTAAGTTTGTAGTAGAAGGCGCAGAAGAAACTAAGTTTGTTAGTGAACCACTTGCTACTATCTTACCAGATATGACGCATTGGGAAATACCTGAAAATGCAGATGTAACTAAGTTTGACTTTAGTTGGCATCCTGATATGACTAGTCCACCATACATATATCAATTTGGTACACTACTTGATGATAAAGATGGCCCTAGATATATCACACCTGGACACAATGATGTTGTTGTTAACTTAGAACGTAAAGAGATTATACTTGAAGAACTAGTATTTCCTAAGTACCAGTTAAAAACTACGTTAGAAGATTTGATTGAAGAACATACAGGTGAAATCTTTTGGGCATTGAATCCAGATTTAGATTACTCTGATTTTGATTTTATGTGGGTACCCGACAAACAAAACGTATATCACGTTAATGCGTTCGGTAGTAAAGATAATATAAACTCACAAACTTATTTTGTTAACGGTAAGATGTGGCAAAAAGGTTATAGAGATATCAATTACGTTGAAGATAAAATCGTTGAAGTTCGTACCAAACTTGATATGTTTTTCATAGATAAAGGTAATAGTGAATCACAAGATAGATTCCAAGAACTGCGTTTGAGATTTCCTAACATTACTAAAACAAGATACCTAAACAGTTGGGTAGATACTATTAATCGTTGTATTACTAAATCAAGTACTAATCTGTGCTGGATACTAAACAGTGAATTAGATTATAGTGAATTTGAATTTGACTTCTACCCCAGCCCTTGGCAAATGAGAATGGTACACGTTTTTGGCACTCAATGGAGTCACTGGGGAACTACATTTATGGTTAATAAAAATAGTTTCAGCGAGGATACAAAATATGTTAAAATCATTGAACACCTTAGCAATCTAAACTTTGTTAAACGTAATACTGCCAAAGCTACAAATTGTTTATATGATATCGCTCTTATAGATCACGGCAATACTGAAATTGAAAATGTAAGTGAAATTATTAAAAACAAAACAGGACGTAATACTACTACTGTTAAGTACAATAGAAGCTATTTACAGACTTTTAAGACGTTGTTAAAAGACATTCAGCCTAAGAAAGAACATTATCTTTGGGTTTGTTCTAGTATATGTGATTATGAATATTTTGACTTTAGTTACATTTGTGATCCATATGCTAGAGACCAGCTTCACGTTTTTCCTAGCGATAAACAGAAGTTTGGAGACACGTTTTTAATTGATGTTAACAAATTTAAATTATTAATTGATGATATGATTATGTTAGAAGATTATGAGAAAGTTAACTATAATCAACATCAAAGAGTTAAGCGATTACCTGCACCAACTATTATTACGAAAGAAGATACCCATGTCACTAATATTCATACTGATTATAATTGGCCTTATGCTACGTTTATCACGGAAAACGACAAAGACATTCAAGTAACTGATGTTGAACCTATGAGTTTATGGACTCCTGATAGTAAGAATATCATTATTACTAGTACGGGAGCAACTCGCATCATTGTGCCAAAAGAGGCAAAGTATTATGTTGAACACGAATTATATGATTATCCATACATCAGTCGCTCTAACAAACTTGTACAATCTCAGCCGCTGGATATAGTCTTCCTAAGCAACGGTGAAACTGGAGCTGACGAGAACTACAAACACTTACTGAAAGTGACTAAGGGATTGAAAAACAGAGTTGTTAGAGTAGACGGTGTTGACGGTCGTGTTCAAGCATATCACGCAGCCGCTGAAGCAAGTAATACTCCTTGGATGTTTACTGTGTTTGCTAAATTAAGAGTCAATAATAAATTTGATTGGAGTTGGCAACCTGATAGATTGCAAATACCTAAACATTATATTTTTAATGCTACTAACCCTGTAAATGGTTTAGTGTATGGTCACCAAGCTATGATTGCTTATAATAAGACTATAACACTTGCTAATAAAGGTAGAGGTCTTGACTTCACATTGGATGATGAACACGAAGTAGTTGATATGAACAGTGGTGTAGCAATGTATAACACCGATGAGTGGAGTACATGGCGCACAGCATTTAGAGAAGCATTGAAGTTACGTGCAAGCGATAGCCAAGATAGTAGAGACAGATTAGATAATTGGTTAAACGTAGGCGAAGGTGCATTTGCCAACTATAGTACTGATGGTGCTAATCACGCAATCGAATACTATAATGAAGTTAACGGCGACCTAGATAAATTACGTTTAAGTTACGATTGGCCTTGGTTAAAAGAATATTACAAGAAAAAATACAAATAAATGAAAAATATTTTAGTAATAGGCGGCAGTGGCTATATAGGAAATAGATTAGTTAATCACTTAAGTGAAAAATTTAATTGTCACACAGTAGACCTTAATTGGTTTGGTGGTCCTACTAGTACTTTCACACAAGATTATTCTACACTAACACCAGACCTGTTAGGTATCTATAGTCACGTAATATTGTTAGCTGGTCACAGTAGTATGGCTATGTGTGAATACAATTGGCAAGGTGCTTGGCAAAACAATATTGTGAATTTAGCAAGTTTAATAGGTAAACTAAACAAAAACCAAGTATTGATTTATGCTAGTAGCGGATCAGTATACGGCAACGGTGGGTTGAATCGTACAGAAAATATGAGTCTTGCTTCTGCATTAGTTGAATATGATTTAACTAAACAGATAGGTGAACAAATAGCAACAGGTGCTGTATGTAAAACAGTAGGATTAAGATTTGGTACGCTAAGTGGGTTCGCTAATTATGCAAGAAATGATTTAATGTTAAATGCAATGGTAATTAGTGCCAAGACTAAAAACAAGATTGAATGCTTTAATGGGCATAATCATAGAAGCATATTGGGAATCAATGATTGTGTTCGTGCTATAGAATCAATAATTAGTCAAAGTGAATTATTGGAACAACACGATATTTTTAATCTTGCTAGTTTTAACGGAACTGTTGAAAATTTTGTTGACATATCTAGTAAATTGCTTGATGTTCCTGTTATTAAACACGAAAAAATAACTAACACCTTTAGTTTTGAGCTAAATTGTAATAAGTTCATTCATAAATTTAACTTTTCTTTTACCGATACCCCAAACTCAATTATTAACAGTTTGGTTGAAAAATATGAATCTATTGAATGGAGTCCCAGAATTAAGAAAGTTTTATATGTATGAGTCTTTAACACGCTGTCTTTGTTGTGATAATTCACAACTTTTTACCATATTAGATTTAAATACGCAACCACCCGCTAATAGTTTTCATAACCCAAATGAAAATATACCTGAGTATGAATTAAAATTAATGGGTTGTGATAACTGCTGGCACACACAGTTAAGTGTAGCAGTTGACCCAGATGAATTATTTAAAAATTATTTATATGTTAGTGGGACCAGTAGCACGTTAAAACAATACTTTGACAGATTTGCAGTACGTTATACAGATGTACCTGGTAAGGTTTTAGATATTGCGTGTAATGATGGAACACAGTTAGATAGTTTTGCTGAATTAGGGTGGGACACATATGGCGTAGACCCTGCAGAAAATCTATTTAGTAGTAGTACTAGCAAAGAACATCAGGTTAAATGTGATTTTTGGAACATTAATTCTGCCATCGATATGCCTGTATTTGATTTAATTACGGCACAAAATGTATTTGCTCATACTGCAAAAATATCAGAATTTTTAGAAGCTTGTAAATTAGTAATGAATAATAATTCAAAATTAGTTATACAAACTAGTCAGGCATTGATGTTTGATAGGAATGAATTTGATACAATATACCACGAACATATTAGTTTTTTCAGTACACTAAGTATGAAAACTATTGCAGAAAGACAAGGGTTGTATTTAAACAATGTGTATACAACTGATATACACGGTACTAGTTATGTATTTGAATTGTCTAAAGTTTCCAATGAACAACCTTCTGTTGAAAAACAATTAGAACTAGAACAGCATAGATATAAAAGAAGTTTTTATGATAGCTATCAAAAAAATGCAATGACTTGTTTAAAGTCTTTGAAAGACTATATTAGTGTGCAACGTTCTTCTGGTAAAAAAGTGATAGGGTACGGAGCTGCCGCAAAAGGAATGACTGTTATTAATGCAGGAAATCTATCATTTGATTATATTGTAGATGACAACCCATTAAAACAAGGTTTGTTATGTCCGGGTAGTAATATACCAGTCTATGGCCCTCAACAATTAGATACAGAGAATTCTGATATAATTATTATACCATTAGCTTGGAATTTTTTTGATGAAATTAAATCTAAAGTAAAACAATTAAGACCAAATAAAGCTGATACTTATGTAAGATATTTTCCTGAATTAAGATTCGACTTTTAATAGTTCTGGATATTGTGTGAAGAATCTATCAATTTCATACTGAGTAGCGTAAGGTGGATATCCAAACTGAGTCCATCTACTAGGATCATATGGTAATCGTTTAATAGTTCCATCAGGGTTAGCTACTTGGTCATAGTACGGTTTATTGAAATCGTACCAAGAAGAATGACTATTCATTTTTTTATTTAATGTTGCATCTATGTTTGCACTAGCGTGATGAATTTTTAAATGAAATTTACCATCACTTTTAATATTAAACGTTTCTATATTTACACCTATTATTTTATTATACGAATAGAATTGTGATTGTTGTGATTGAATATTTAAAAGATATGGAATATTAATGTGGCTAAATTTATTGGTATATTTTAAATATATCATAAATTCAAAATCATCAAAGTGAGTAACAACATAGTTGTCATCAAAGTAACAATCTTTTTCATACATTGCTTGAGGATTGAATCCTACTAAATTACCTAAATTATGTAAATCGTGTTTGAACACATCCATTGGTTCAGGTCTATTCCAAAAGTTCCATAGTTGTTGTGGCCAACATCCGAATGTTGTTGATCCATAATGTTTTGCAAAATCACTAGTTATAATTAACGGTGTAGCATTATCCATTTCAACATCAGCTTGCATTAAAACAGCATGGTCTAGGCCCATCTTTTGTGCTACTTTAAATATCCAATTATATCCACCAGCAGATCCTATATTATATTCACTGGCATAGTAAATCATATCATTAACCTTACACCAATATTTCATTAGAGGTTGGTTACCATTGTCTAACACAACAAATTTAATATTATTGGTTTTGAAATGCTCCTGTACAAATTTTACAGGATAAAATTGCCACCATAATAGTTGTTCGTTATAGGTTAATAAAAATACATAAATCATATTAACTTATTTAGACCCAAAAGTAGTTGACCTTAACTAAATACTATGCTATAGTATAAGTTATTGCTGTATGAAGCAAAGAGAAAAGTGTTCTGGACGGGGGTGCGAATCCCCCCAGGTCCACCATAAGGAGATTGAATAAATACTAGATGCGAATACAAGAACTAACCGAATCATTTAACCGTTGTTATGACAAAGCCTGCAAGGCTTATGATTTGGCCAAGTCTAAAGGTTTACATCCTAAACTAATACAAGTTGCTGGTTACAAAGGTGATGGGTCAAACGCAGACGAAAAGTGGCAAAAATTACCACAAAGAGTTTGGCAACACTATGTAACTGTAATCGGTGATACAGTATTTGATCCAACTGCCAAACAGTTTGGCCCAGATAAAGAAGTAAAGTATAGTTTAGATAAGTTAGATTCTGAATGGGATTACCAGTATTTTATTAGATAAGTCTTTTTATGATGGGCCTGATATAGATTCGACAGGGCAACAAGTAAATTAGTGGACAGCTCGGCAAAGCAGAAGCCGTAGGATTGAGGTAACTCGGTCGTAGAAGCAAAAAAGAGAAATGCAAATGACTCACAATATTTGGTAGCAGTTAACGCTTGACGCCAAACGAGGTAGTTATACCTTGTAACCAAAAATAGCA